ATTGAGATTGCTGTCAACAGCTTTGATATAGTTGCTGACATTCGAGTTGTTAGAGTCAATGCTTGTAAGTACAGTAGTATTTATTACATTATTGAGATTGCTATCAACAGCTTTGATATAGTTGCTGACATTGGAGTTGTTAGAGTCAATGCTTGTAAGTACAGTAGTATTTATGATAACATTGAGATTGCTGTCAACAGCTTTGATATAGTTGCTGACATTGGAATTGTTAGAGTCAATGCTTGTAAGTACGGTAGTATTTATTACATTATTGAGATTGCTATCAACAGCTTTGATATAGTTGCTGACATTGGAATTGTTAGAGTCAATGCTTGTAAGTACGGTAGTATTTATTACATTATTGAGATTGCTATCAACAGCTTTGATATAGTTGCTGACATTGGAGTTGTTAGAGTCAATGCTTGTAAGTACAGTAGTATTTATTACATTATTGAGATTGCTATCAACAGCTTTGATATAGTTGCTGACATTGGAGTTGTTAGAGTCAATGCGTGTAAGTACAGTAGTATTTATTATATTATTGAGATTGCTGTCAACAGCGTTGATATAGTTGCTGACATTGGAGTTGTTAGAGTCACTGCTTGTAAGTACTGTATTATTTATTACATTATTGAGATTACTGTCAACAGCGTTGATATAGTTAGAAACATCGGCTATAACATTTTTACCGTTTTTAATAAAATTGCCTCCAATTATAATATCATTGGCAATAGTAATATTTCCATTTTCATTTATAGACGCTATATTGCAGGTTAAATTATTTGTGTGTTTTTCAATATTAAATTGCGTATTTGAACTGGATAATCTCCAATCTCCGCTGGTGCTATTACCGAATGATCCGGATCCTCTTTTAAAATCTATATTAATAACGCTATTAACATTATTTCGCGGATCCTCTAAGCGGAGAGCAACATTACACTGAACTAAATGAATTAAAGTTTGTGGATTTGTTGTACCATAGCCAACATTTAATATATTCATTTATATTATTAGTTCTCTCTATCTATAATATTAATATTTATATTTAATAAAAAAAATTCACATAGCTTTATAATTTTTGTTTAAGATAATTAATTTCGTTTTGTTGTAATTCTATTTTTTTGGTCAATTCTTGAATTGATTTCGTTAATAAAGGTATTATAGATGTATAATTTATACCATACAGTTCTTTATCAGTATTGGGATCAACGACAACTTCTGGGAATATATTCTTTAATTCTTGTGCTATAAAGCCATAAGATTTTCTATCACTAGACTCCTGATTCAATAATAAATAAGAAACGGGGTTCAATTTATTTATATCATCCAAGGCATTCTCAATATTTTCAATATTCTTTTTATATCGTGCATCACTCGTTTGAGTAACAGAGACACATTGTAAATTGGTACATTTAAGATTACCGGCAACTTCCAATTTATATCCGCTTGATTCGCTCGGTGTCATTCCAATACCGACTTTGTCGTATGCAATTGCTATTGTAGTTGTAATAGGTTTATAGGGCGTCCCATTATTCCATATTTCGCTCGCTGTCCAGCTTGAAGATGTTAGCGGATAATTAGAATTATTAACATAGGCTGGTCTGTTAATATATAGCTTACCGATTGTATTATCTAATTTTGATTTCCAATATGCCGTATAATAAACATCTTCTTCTGTATTCGGCATATCTTCATAGGAACCCGACACATTTATTATGGAATGCGAGTAAGTACTATTGTCTGCACCAAGATTGTGTGAAATCCAACAAGGACTACATTCTAATCCTCCACCATTAGTTCCATTAGCATCATTTATAGGCACCCAAGAGCCACTGCCTATTTTTCTATATAATTGCAGGCCCCACCAGCGAGAATCTTCGGCATAATCCATACCTATATGACATGTCATAGATACGAGGACTTTTGATTGAATATGCGAGGGCTTTATCTTGACATAAAATCCGTCATTTTGAATATCTATCGGAACCCATCCAATTGAGTTCAATTCTTTTTCAACTGTTTTAGAATAGGTTTTGTGTATTGTTTGTATTGTCATTCCTTGCGTAAACTCCAAAACAAAAGGAGAGCCGTTCAAATTAAAAGCCTTTGCATTTATAATACCATCAATATCCAATTTATGATTTGGTAGAGTGCCGACACCTATATTACCTGTGCTGTCTATGAAAAACCTGTCTTTAATTATGCTATTGCTACCCGAAGAGATTATATAATTGTTATTGCTATTTGACATTCTCCATCCGCATTTATTTAAGTTATATTGCATGAGATTGCTTGAACCGTTAATTAATTCTATTGAGGTGGATAATTGAGTACTGGCACTTCCATCATTATTTATCCCATCATCATGGATTTTAATTTTTGCACTTGCTCCACTCAAAGCCAATAAACAGTCAGGTTTGACAGTGCCGACACCTATGTAATTATTATAATATATATTGTTATCAGAATTAGTAGTCCATTGGCTCGCCCTGAATATTTCGTTATTTATCTTATATGTCCCTGTTATGTTAATATCTCCCGCAATATCAAGGGCGTGTTGCGGTTGCGTATTGCCTATTCCCACAAAATCTTGATTATAAATTGTAATTATATTTGAGCCTTCACTGGGTATATATGGAGTTCCTAATTGCCATATTTCGGTTGCTGTCCATGTTGAAGATAATACAGAGGAGTTGTTTGAATTATATTTGGCAGGTCTATTTAGATAAATATTTGCACTTCCGCCATAATTATTTCCTAAGTTCGTTTTCCATTTTACTGTATAATAAACATTGTATCTTGAATCGGGGGTATCAAAGAATGTGCCGTTTATATTAGCTACGAAGTTTTCATAACTTGTAAGATTGGCTCCGAGTGTATGAGATAGCCAGCAAGGTGTAGCATTATCAGGGTTATTTTCAGGACGCGATGCTACAACTTCGTGCCAATCAGTTATTATATTTTGATTATTATCTACCATTTTTCGATATAATCTTAGACCCCACCATATTGATTCTGGTGCACTGTCAATACCAATATGCATTGAGAGATTTAATAAAATCTTTGAAGTCCTATGAGAAGATTTAATTTTTATTAAAAAGCCGCTATTAACATTTTCATCAATGAACTTCCAACCTCCATCATTATCAAGTCCAGATTCTAAATATGATTTAGTTTGTTTATATGTCTTTGATAATGTTTGTATAGGCATATTTTGAGTTATAACCCCTACACCTCCTCCTCCATTAATTCCTTGCGCGAATAATACACCCTGTTTATATATCTCTCCTTCAATATTGATACTGCCATTGATATTTATTTTATAAGTATCGCCATTATTATCCAATTCAATATGCGATTTTGTTCCGATACCTATATTACCCGTCCCTCCGTCAATAATTAGACAATCATTTATAATATTATTTTTACCAGATGAAATTACAAAGCTGTTATTGCTATTTGACATTCGCCATCCAAATAAAGTGTTGCTTTGTATGGAATTATTAATACCGTTTATAAAGTCTATGGAAGATACTGGATTATTAATATGAGGATTTTGTATTTTAATATTTGCAGCCTTTCCATATATATTTAGCAGCGAGCTTGAAATATTAGTAGTACCTATGCCTACATTGAAATTGACAAATAGGTTAGAGTTTGTTCTGATATCTCCTTGAACATCTAACAAATATTCAGGATTCTGTCTGCCGATGCCGACTTTACCATCTGTTTTTATAATCATCTTTTCAATATTGCTTGTTATAAAGCGTAGTTCATCATTATTACTACCAGGATAGCTCTCTGCGCTTATAAAAGTATCATTATTGACATCTTTGACTCCCCCGAGTGTTCCCCAGTGATTACCAGCTCCATAACCTTCAAATTGATTGGTATTAGTGTTATAACGGATAGTTCCTTTTATTAGATTGATTCCGGAAGGTCGTTGGATATCTGTACCACTTGGTATTTTAATGCCATCTGTTGAGTTGATTTCCAAATATACTTTTGGAGTTTCAGTTCCAATACCTACCTTGCCATTATAATTAATATTAAAAACTGGAATATTATTATTTGAAGCAGTAAATATATTATATGAATTGTTAATTTGTTTAACTATAAGAGCGTCTCCTTGTCCTGTATTTGTAATATTCAATTGTTCAGTAGTATATACATCTGTGTTCAAAGTCGTTGTTACGCCATGAACAATTAAATTAGAATTGATAGTTAAATCTCCATCAATAAATAGGTCGTTTTTATATTTATTATCTACAATGAATTTATTTATAGAGGTTACATTTTCTGTAATAAAATCGGTTGTAAGATTTGTTATTCTATTTGCTATAAAATTGCTTGTCACCAGAATATAATTGCTTGTTTCTTTGATAATATCACGATTGTTAATAGTATATATAAAATTGCTTCCCTGGTCGCTAACAATATTTATATTACCTCTTACATCTAACAAACTTTGTTTATTAGGATTTGTTACTCCTAACCCCATAATACCATCATATGTCAATGTCATAACCTCGCGATTAATATTAGATGCCGACATAATATTGCTACCAAGGTTATTCTGGCGGGCATTCAGTAAAACTCCTTGGGGGCGCGTGACACCAAATCCAATGCTACCATCATAAGCTACTGTGAACACCTCTCGACTAATATTAGATGCCGATATAATATTGCTACCAAGGTTATTCTGACGGGCATTTAACAAGACTCCTTGTGGCCGTGTAACACCAAATCCAATGCTACCATCATAAGCTACTGTGAACACTTCGCGGTCTATGTTAGATGCCGATATAATATTGCTACCAAGGTTATTCTGGCGGGCATTTAGCAATACACCTTGGGGCCGTGTGACACCCAAACCAATGCTACCATCATAAGCTACTGTGAACACTTCGCGGTCTATGTTAGATGCCGATATAATATTGCTACCAAGGTTATTCTGACGGGCATTTAGCAATACTCCTTGTGGTCGCATGACACCCAATCCCATACTACCATCATATGCTAGCGTTAGCACTTCGCGGTTTAAGTTAGAAGCTGAAATAATATTATAGCCAATATTATTCTGACGAGCATTTAGCAAGACTCCTTGTGGGCGCACGACACCCAATCCCATACTACCATCATATGCAAGAGTTAGCACTTCGCTGTCAATATTAGAAGCTGAAATAATATTATTATCAACATTATTCTGACGGGCATTTAGCAATATACCTCGGGGCTGTGTTACGCCAAAACCAATGCTGCCGTCATAGGCTACTGTTAACACTTCGCGATTAATATTAGAAGCCGAGATAATATTGCTACCTACATTATTCTGACGAGCATTTAGTAAAACTCCTTGTGGACGCATGACACCAAAACCAATGCTTCCATCATAAGCTACTGTAAGAACTTCGCGATTAATATTAGAAGCCGAGATAATATTGCTACCTATGTTATTCTGTCGAGCATTTAGTAAAACCCCTTGCGGTTGTACTACACCAAATCCAATGCTTCCGTCATAGGCTACTGTGAACACTTCGCGACTAATATTAGATGCCGAGATAATATTGCTACCTATGTTATTCTGACGAGCATTTAGTAATACTCCTTGTGGACGCATGACACCAAAACCAATGCTGCCGTCATAGGCTACTGTTAGCACTTCGCGATTAATATTAGATGCTGAGATAATATTGCTATCGATATTATTCTGACGGGCATTTAATAATACTCCTTGTGGTCGAGAAACACCAAATCCAATACTACCATCATAGGCTACTGTTAGCACCTCGCGATTAATATTAGAAGCTGAGATAATATTGCTTCCTACATTATTCTGACGAGCATTTAGTAATATGCCCCGAGGCTGTACTACACCCAATCCCATGCTACCATCATATGCGACAGTGAAAACTTCACTGTTAATATTTGAAACTGATATAATATGTTTACCTATGTTATTCTGGCGTGCATTTAGTAATATACCTTGGGGTTGTGTTACACCTAATCCAATGCTTCCGTCATAGGCTACTGTTAGAACTTCACTATCAATATTTGAAGCTGATATAATATTTTTATCTATATTGTTCTGACGAGCATTTAGTAATACTCCTTGGGGGCGCGTTACACCAAATCCAATGCTTCCGTCATAGGCTACTGTTAGAACTTCACGGTTTATGTTAGAAGCCGAGATAATATTGCTACCTATATTATTCTGGCGGGCATTTAGTAATACACCTTGGGGGCGCATTACACCAAATCCAATGCTACCATCATAAGCTACTGTCATAACTTCGCGGTCCAAGTTAGAAGCAGAGATAATATTCCTACCTATATTATTCTGGCGGGCATTTAGTAATACACTTTGGGGTTGTGTTACACCAAATCCAATGCTACCATCATATGCTACTGTTAGGACTTCGCGGTCTAAGTTAGATGCCGAGATAATATTCTTACCTATATTATTCTGACGGGCATTTAGTAATACACCTTGGGGCTGTCCTACCCCAAATCCAATGCTTCCATCATATGCTACTGTTAGGACTTCGCGGTCTAAATTAGACGCTGCGATAATATTGCTACCTATGTTATTCTGACGAGCATTTAGTAATACTCCTTGGGGGCGCGTTATACCTAATCCAATGCTTCCATCATAGGCTACTGTCAGTACTTCTCGATTAATATTAGATGCTGATATAATATTGCTACCTATGTTATTTTGACGAGCGTTTAGTAAAACTCCTTGGGGGCGCGTGACACCAAATCCAATGCTTCCATCATAGGCTACTGTTAGCACTTCGCGGTCTATGTTAGATGCTGAGATAATATTGCTACTTATGTTATTCTGACGGATATTTAGCAAGACTCCTTGGGGCCGAACTACACCAAAACCGATGCTACCATCATATGCTACTGTTAGAACTTCGCGATCTATGTTAGAAGCTGATATAATATTACTGCCTATGTTATTCTGACGAGCATTTAGTAATACTCCTTGTGGACGAGTTACACCAAATCCAATACTTCCATCATATGCTACTGTTAGCACTTCTCGATTAATATTAGAAGCTGATATAATATTGCTATCTATATTGTTCTGGCGGGCATTTAATAAGACTCCTTGGGGTCTTATGACACCTAACCCCATGCTACCATCATATGCAACTGTTAACACTTCACGATTAACATTTGATGCTGAGATAATATTGTTACCTATATTGTTTTGTCTGGCATTTAATAAGACTCCTTGGGGATCTATGACACCAAAACCAATGCTTCCGTCATAGGCAACTGTTAGAACTTCGCGCTCAATATTAGAAGCTGATATAATATTTTTATCTATGTTATTCTGTCTTGCATTTAATAATACTCCTTGTGGCTGAGTTACACCAAAACCAATGCTACCATCATATGCAACAGTTAGCACTTCGCGATTTATGTTAGAAGCTGAGATAATATTGCTTCCTACATTATTCTGGCGAGCATTTAATAATACACCTTGTGGTCGTGTTACACCAAATCCAATGCTACCATCATATGCAACAGTTAGCACTTCATGGTTTATGTTAGAAGCCGATATAATATTGCTGCCTATGTTATTCTGTCTTGCATTTAATAATACTCCTTGGGGTCGCGTAACACCAAATCCAATGCTTCCATCATAGGCTACTGTTAGAACTTCACGATTTATATTAGATGCCGAGATAATATTGCTGCCTATGTTATTCTGTCTAGCATTTAATAATACTCCTTGGGGTTGCACGACACCTAATCCAATGCTTCCATCGTAGGCTACTGTTAGAACTTCGCGGTTTATGTTAGAAGCCGAGATAATATTGCTACCAACATTATTTTGGCGAGCATTTAATAATACTCCTTGGGGTCGCGTAACGCCAAATCCAATGCTTCCATCATAGGCTACTGTTAGAACTTCGCGCTCAATGTTAGAGGCTGAGATAATATTGCTGCCTATATTATTTTGACGAGCATTTAATAATACTCCTTGGGGTCGCGTAACACCAAATCCAATGCTTCCATCATAGGCAACTGTTAGAACTTCGCGTTCAATGTTAGAGGCTGAGATAATATTGTTACCGACATTATTTTGACGAGCATTTAATAATACTCCTTGGGGTAGCGTGACACCAAATCCTATGCTTCCATCGTATGCTACTGTTAGAACTTCGCGATTAATATTAGAGGCTGAGATAATATTGCTACCTATATTATTCTGACGGGCATTTAATAATACTCCTTGGGGTCGCGTGACACCAAATCCTATGCTTCCATCATAGGCAACTGTAAGAACTTCGCGATTAATATTAGAAGCAGAGATAATATTGCTACCGACATTATTTTGGCGAGCATTTAGTAATACTCCTTGGGGTCGTGTGACACCAAAACCAATGCTTCCGTCATAGGCAACTGTAAGAACTTCTCTTTCAATATTAGAAGCTGAGATAATATTGCTACCTATATTATTCTGACGAGCATTTAGCAATACTCCTTGGGGTCGTGTGACGCCAAAACCTATGCTTCCATCGTAAGCTACTGTTAGAACTTCACGTTCAATGTTAGAAGCCGAGATAATATTGCTATCTATGTTATTCTGTCGAGCATTTAGCAATACTCCTTGGGGCTGTGTGACACCAAAACCTATGCTTCCATCGTAAGCTACTGTTAGAACTTCACGATTAATATTAGAGGCTGAGATAATATTGCTACCTATGTTATTCTGACGAGCATTTAGCAATACTCCTTGGGGTCGCGTGACACCAAATCCTATGCTTCCATCATAGGCAACTGTAAGAACTTCGCGATTAATATTAGAAGCAGAGATAATATTGCTACCGACATTATTTTGGCGAGCATTTAGCAATACTCCTTGGGGTCGTGTGACACCAAAACCAATGCTTCCGTCATAGGCAACTGTAAGGACTTCGCGTTCGATATTAGATGCTGAGATAATATTGCTACCGACATTATTTTGGCGAGCATTTAGCAATACTCCTTGGGGTCGCGTGACACCAAAACCTATGCTTCCATCATATGCAACTGTAAGAACTTCTCGTTCGATATTAGATGCCGAGATAATATTGCTACCGACATTATTTTGGCGAGCATTTAGCAATACTCCTTGGGGTCGCGTGACACCAAATCCTATGCTTCCATCATAGGCAACTGTAAGAACTTCTCGTTCGATATTAGATGCTGATATAATATTGCTACCTATATTATTCTGACGAGCATTTAGCAATACTCCTTGGGGTTGCGTGACACCAAAACCAATGCTTCCGTCATATGCTACTGTTAGAACTTCACGTTCAATATTAGAAGCTGAGATAATATTGCTACCGACATTATTTTGGCGAGCATTTAGCAATACTCCTTGGGATCGCGTGACACCAAATCCTATGCTACCATCATATGCTACTGTTAGAACTTCACGTTCAATATTAGAAGCTGAGATAATATTGCTACCGACATTATTTTGGCGAGCATTTAGCAATACTCCTTGGGGTCGCGTTACACCAAAACCTATGCTACCATCATATGCAACTGTAAGAACTTCTCGTTCAATATTAGAAGCCGAGATAATATTGCTGCCGACATTATTCTGACGAGCATTTAGTAATACTCCTTGGGGCTCTGTTATGCCTAATCCCATACTGCCATCATATGCAAGCGTTAGCAATTCGCGGTCCATGTTAGATGCTGATATAACATTGCTGCCAACATTATTCTGACGAGCATTTAGCAATACTCCTTGCGGCTCTGTTATGCCTAATCCCATACTGCCATCATATGCAAGTGTTAGAACTTCGCGATCTAAATTGGCTGCTTGTATAATATTGGTGTTGTGTTTTTGGAATACTGATAATGAAGGATTATTACCTTCGCCTTCTATATATAAATTACAGTTGATATATAAATCTGCATATAAATCAAGATTATATGTGTTATTTAATAGTTCAGATTTATGTAATACTAAAATATCATTATGTAAATCGGTAGATAAATAGTCTTTGACATAAAAGAAATTATAATCAATGTGATTATAATCCATGGCACGGGCATTAATTTCAATACCATTTGAACCAAATGAATTAAAATAGATATTACTTGAGTTTATTTCATATTCTTTGTAATAATTTTTATTGAGTATTTCAATTAAATTGTTACCATTTGCATCGAATATATTTCCGTCTATTTTAATATTACCTGCGGTATCTAAGCCTCCATTAATAGTCATATTTCCCATACTATCAATTTTGAGAGGGACAAATTGTTTATTTGTAGAGTTAGCATATTTGATTTCAAATACTCCGTCATAACTATATATTTCGTGCCCTTCAAAAATACTATCGTTTTTCTCAACATCATTTATTAAGGAAATGTGTGGTTTATAATTTTTATAGTTATAGTTGCGAATTCCGATGTTGATATCTTCCAAATTATAATTACAATAATTATTAAAATATTCTTCGATGATCAAAGTTTTATTTATAGTATTACCCAAAATATCAAAAGTATCTTGAAAAACATTTGAACTAAATTGCTGGATAACCATATTTCTTTGTATAGCATTTGCATTGTTATTTATAGAATAATTAGATGTTCTAAAAACTATATAGTTATTATCTTCAATATTTGAAGTAATATCTAGGTATGCACTGTTTAATTCAAACAGCTCGTCAAATATAACATTCGAAGTTGCAATATTTAAATGATTAGTATGGACAGAAAAAAACACAGCATCATATGCTATATTCGAATTATATTTCAAAATATTTGTAGTATATGTATTTAAAAATATATTGGAATATTCTAAAAACTTTTCATTGAGATTAATAAAATTTTGATGATAATCAATATAGGTATATTCCTTTACATTTTCGAGTGCATTAAACGGCTCTGTAACTGTTCCAAGTGTCGTTGTTATATAGTTGCTGATATTAAAATAGTTGCTATTGTTAATTCTCTGAATATTTGAACTAACAATAATAGAGATGTTGCAAGATATGTGGCTAGATATAATATATCTATTTATATATTCATAGTTGAATAATATATTACTATCATAGATGTTGAATACGGCTCTATCATTGACGGCAAGCATTTTTTCAGAAATATCACTTGGTTTAATATTATCATTACTGCTGTAAAATATGCCTTGCGGTACTAAGGAAAAATCATTTTCCTTGAATAAATCATATTTATCTTTGACACTATCGGTATTTATGTCAAATGTTTGGTTATTGAGAGGCATATAATTAATATCTAAATTGCTGAAAAAATACGGGTAATTGATATTAGAATGAACAGTAATATATGAGAGATTTGTTGATATTAGATTATTTGTTTTAAATATGAAGCCTTCGTCGTCAATATTATTAATATCTATAACATTATCATTAGCGTCTGTCGCGGGCAATTCGGTTATATTCTGTTTATAAAAACTGAAATATGTCTTAGAATCATTATTCCAATTAGATGATAATATATCAAATAACACATCATTATAATCTATTTTAACTGTACTATTGAACATATATTCATAACTGTATCTACTAGTAATTGACATGGGAACCGTATCATAATCGCTTTTAATTACAAAGGTCTGATTTATATTAGATGAAAAGTCTTCATTGAATCCATAGCGAGCCCCTCTGCGTTTATCACCGTTATATTGGAATGCATCAATTGTGAATACATTTGTCATAACTGGTTCATTATTTATTTCATTAGCAGCGGCGGCTGAGACATCAATTGTAAACTTATGATTGTTATTAAGATCACCGCCAGATATAGTATGATAAATATTTTTTCCTTCCGAGTTCAATAAATTGATAGAAGCCGGAAACTTATTATTGGTAATTTGAAGGCCGTATTTTTCATTCCCGTCAATGTGAAAAAGGATATTAGAGCTCTTGTCTGTTCCTAGACCCATATGCGCAATAGTACTATTGGCATCCCCGTTGTCACTCACTGTATTAATAAATCGTAGAAAGTTTTTGTATGAATAATTGTTATAAACATTGAAATCGAGATAAGTATTACTATTATTATTCGCAACGCTCATCTGTATGGCATTTCGTATATTGTTTTGTTTATCTATGACATCATCTACTAATTGAAGATTGCTATTGTAAATAGCCAATTCTATCATAGAATAACAAATATTACTCTTAGAATAAGTAATAAACTTTGTTGCAGGATTATCGTCATTCATATTTTTAATTATTACAGGAATCTTTGCATTTTCTACTGGGTCTATTATAATATTTTCTCTCGGCCTCAAAATATCAATAGACATCGCAATTTTATTTGTACTTGTTGAATATCCTGTATTAATACCACTCCCGGATATATAGTTGATATATCTGTCTACTTTCTGTAAATTGGAGGATAAAGCTTTCATAGTAAAATTAAAATTACATCCTTCGTTATCTAAAATATTAACATTTCCATGAACATTTAGGTCTCCATATATTGTCATTGCAGATTTATCATCGTATGAAACCTTCGGATTATTAACATCAATGTGATATTTTGAACTTAACGGGTCATAATAAAACGACATACCGTAGGATGTGGGTTCAATAGTTTTATCTGTATATCCAATTTGCAAAGGGCCAATACGCATATAATCTCTTGCATCAAGGTCATTATATTTATGATTTTTATAAATGAACCATTTCTCCTTATTTCTATCTTGATTTATATCTCTGTCATATTCGCAGATATCAATACCGCTATAATCTGCATTATTAAAAAGACCACCACCTCTCGCGCCTCTATAAATGCGTATAGTTGAATAATTATAATCGTTAGTGTATAAGTTTCTAACTTGCAGAGGTGTAACATTAGCTTCGCCTTTCCAACCAATAGATATATTCTTGTTAGTGTAAAAACTGTCTGTGGAACTAGCTTTTTGCAGGGTTTCTAATAATATATTATTTTGATAATATAAATCAGCGTTAATGCCTTTTTTAACATTGAGGCCTCTCATATCCGACGCGAATGATATAAGCTCATTATAGTTGATGCAAAACTTATCAGTTGAAGTATCATATAAATTAAAAAAGTTTTTTCCATTATTATAAACGAAGTTCTTGGTCCTTTTAAAATTATTATCTTGTGATACATAGTAATCGTTAGCAGCTATTTTACCTCCAATATCAAGGGCAAAAAGATTATCAGGATTCAATTTATTAATACCAACTTTGCCATTTAATAACGATAATGTAGGAGGGGTATTTCTTAAATTAGGAAGAAAACGATTTGAAGTAAGTATAGACATATCACTTGAAGGATAAAAATAGATGTTGTTATTTTTTCCGGGTACCTTGTTTGTATTAAATATCAAACTGTTATCGTTATAATCTAGTCGCGAGAGCCTTCCGATATTTGCGATATATGTCTTGTTCCCCGATGTATTTTTTAGTGATATGTCAAAATTGTTGCTTGTAGTTTTATCATTCTTTATAATGTTTAGGACGCCATCAAAACCGTCGGTAGGCGAAAGACCAATTCCCAATTTATTAGGAAAATTAACATTACAATTAGCGTCGAGTGAAGCGATATTGCTACTTACATAAATAAATATATAGTTGCTACCATCTACAATACTTTTTTCAAAGTTACCTGTAAAAGTATCGGTTATATTGAGAGCTGTTACGCGCTTATTATTAATGAAAAGGTCATTATTAATATTTAGCTTATTTATATTAATATTTTGGACACTGTCAAAATTAACATCATTATTAAATGCTACTGTTCCGTCGAATATCGAATGTTCGTTAACATTTAAAAAATCTGTGGTTAAATTACATCCAATAGTTACGCTATTAGCAATATTTGCATCACCGGCACTTAATAACTTTGATACTGTTAAATTGTTTTTAAATCTGTACAAAGAATCTGTATCAGTAAAATCGCCTCCTTTTATCTGTGTTGCATTGAGAACACTAATACCTGTTGAGCGGATATATATATCATCTAGATGTTTATAGGTATTTGTTTGGTAATCATGTAAAAGTATGTCATCAAAAGTAGATAGGCCTTTAACTTCAAATTTAGGTTTACCGAATCTTTCTACATTTGTTGTACTATTATTTGTGAAAACCTTTTTATAATAGTTTTTTAGAGAAGTATTGTTAGTGCCGATACCTACGTTATTATTGGCATCAATTGTCATAGCAGGAACATTATTAGAGTTGTATATAGGAAGTGCTCTTGTATTATAGGCTGCATCAATATTTTCGGAAGAAGTGCTAACATGAAATTCGAGCGGAACTCCTCGTGTTGTAGAAATAATAGCAGGTGATATATTGCTGCCACCAATCATACCAATACACATTCTCGAAGGTTCTTCGTCATTATTAGTATCGTTTCTAATGGAAACATGCATGTTGTTGAATTTATTGTTAGGAGTAGTTACGATGTTTAGAGGATGCGTATTTTTGTATGTATCAATATGACCACCAAAGGTAACGAAGTTTGGTGTATAAACATTTTTAACATCATAATTAATATTATAAAGATTATTGTAATTTGTAATATACCCTGTTTGAAAAGGCTGGGATACTACGAGGTCGTTAGTTTTAACGATAAAATCCCTAATTAAATTGCTTGTTATAGTTGTTGTATTGTCAATTCTAATATTATTAAGCTCTAACCCAGCAGCTTTAATAATACCCGAACAATGAATATTTTTATCTACATACAGCGAAGTATCGGGTGTTAAACTTTGGCGCGCAAGGCTTCTCGATGCATTTACCGAAGTACCTTGGCTATTAACGACAAGAGACCATTTAGTATTTGAAGTATCGCCCGGAATGTATGTTTTCTCTCCTACTACCAAAAATTCATCTTTGTTTAAATCTAAACTATTGATATTTCTTGCTTCGCTTTCGCCGTTCAATTGAAACCCAATAGCAACCGAATCTATTTGGATTGAGGGGGCTGTTATATCATTAGCTAGATAACTCATTTATTATCTTATTCTATTTAAAAGAAAAATACATTTAATATTTATATATATAAAAATTGATATAATCATATTTTGAGAAATATATAACTAAGATAGCAAGATGAAGAGAATTGATAATATCCATAATAAAACAATGGAGATTGATGTGGAAAATCAACCGTATAATTCTAAAAACACACTTTTAAGCGAAGATGACTTATATAAATTGCTAAGTAGCAACGGGTTGCCTGAATTAAAAATAAAGAATATCAATTTATATCGTGTTGCATTTGTTCATAAATCTTATTGTACTATGAAAAATATTGATTTTGAGAAAAGTAACATGAATCGTCCAAGTGACTGTTTGCCTCTTCAAGATATGTCTTATGAAAGATTAGAGTTTTTGGGAGACTCATTGCTCGGAATGATTGTAACGAATTATTTATATAATAGGTTCCCTGACCAAAACGAGGGATTCTTATCTAAAATTAGAACAAAGATAGTAAATGGGAAGATGCTTGGATATTTATCTGATAAAATAGGATTACCCAAGTTTGCAATTATATCTAAACAGGTAGAGGAATCTGGTGGAAGAAATAACTATAAAATTATGGAGGATATATTCGAGGCATTTTTAGGAGCGCTCTATTTGGATTTCCAGACAGATACTGACAATGTTATTATTCCTAATATTAATATAAATCCTTCTTCCGGAGCGGGATATTTCGTTGTAGAATCATGGATAGTATATATAATAGAGAATTACATTGACTTTTGCGAACTGATTAGAATTAAAAACAACTATAAGGATATGCTTGTATCTCATATGCTTCATTCTTTACAGGATGTACCACAATTCAAAGAGCTCAATGTAGCTGTTAAAGATAACGTTCGTATATTTACATATTGTATCAAGGATAAGAATGGGAGCATTATTTCTACGGCTACTGGAAATACTAAAAAGGAAGCGGAGAACAATGCTTCCAAAGAGGCTCTTGTATACTACAAAGTTAGTATTCAAGAATACAATTCGCATATTTAAACATTTGAAGGTATTTGGAATATTTAAGAGGAACGCAATATTTGGATATAATATATATAATTAAAAATGAGTACAGATAGTACAAATACGTCAAATATAAAGAATATGAATATTACACATTTAGTTTTATCGGGGGGTGGTATGCGTGGCGTGATATTTATAGGTGCACTTAGATATTTATATTTAAATAATATGCATAATAATATAAAACATATTGCAGGATGTTCAATAGGTTCTTTAATAGGTCTAATGTTTGCGCTTAAATTAACTATATATGAGATGGAAGAGGTATTATATGGTTGCATGAAGGATAATGATTTATGTTTTTTATCTATAAAAAAATACATAAGATTGATTACAGAGTTTGGTTTATTTGATACACAGGTAATGATTAAGCATTTAAAAATTATTATAAAAAAGAGATATCCCGATAGGTGCGAGGGCACAAATGAGTCTGGTGATATATCGGAGACTATTACATTTGCACAATTATCTAAAAGTTTTGGAGTAAATATGTATATATCTTGCACGAATATAAATACTTGCGAGAATGAGATTTTTTCTATTGAGAAAACGCCTGATGTCTGTGTATATAAGGCATGTAGTGCTTCAATGTCTATACCATTATTATTTAAACCGATAAATATAGGCGATTATTATTATTACGACGGGGGATTAACTAATAATTTTCCTATAAAAATATTTGCCGATGTGCCTCGTGAGAATATAATAGGTATGCTTTTGTATAAAGATAATGAAAATATAGAGCATGTTCCTGTTAAAACTATCAACTTTATATATATTGTAAAGCAGTTGATGACGATATTAAATATGCTAAGAGTAAAAGAGGTTTTATTAAAGCAGATTCAAGATAGTAAATATACTAATTATTATCGCCCTCAAAATCTCGTGTTAAAAAATGGAATGAATATAATATTTACAAGAAAGGGAATGCGATTACATATAACTAAAAAGGAGATTGATGAAATGGTATATGTAGGCTTTGAAACAATGACCGAATATATTGACGAATTATCTGCAAAATATGCGGCAGACGCGGATGAACGTATTGATGTAATTAGTCTTTGATTAATATTTTTTTATTAATGTAATAGGGTTTTTTATTAATAACAGTTGCATTTGCAGGTAATTTGGCGACAAATGTATTATTGGGAGCTTTTAATAATATTGGAAGAACTGTATCAATAGTTAATTTTTCTAAATATATGCTATTATCTTTGTAGATACTGCTATTGTCATCGCTTCCACTGTTTATGTTTGAGATACGATTATTATCAATAGCTTTTCTAAATGTTTTGACATATTCACTGACCTCATCAGAAGGCAGGTTGTTATCTACTGATATCCAGGAATGCGGTTCTATCTTTTTATTTCTGAAAGCATTTATCAATCTTCTATAGTCAGCGTCAATAAGCGATGTTTTAGCCAATTTGATTTTTTCGGCAAAACCAAAATCATAAATATACATAGTATATTCGCATGATTTTAGATAATAATTTTTGCCGTAAATATTATAGTGATGATAGCTATTTTTGACTACATTATAATTCATATGATATAGAAAGTTGCCCCAGTGACAATCGCCGTGAATAAATCCAATATGATGAAATGTAGATATAGCTAACATTATCTGGATAAATACATTATATAATATGCTGTTATTTTTGAGGAACGTTTTACTATTACAGAGCTGTTTCAAATCGCCTCTGGCAAGCTCATTTAATAAAACATAGTATTTCTTATTGAGAACGATATCTGGCAAGTTTTTATTGGATATTTTGTCGCAGATAATAACTTTATAAGTTAGAATGAAATGTCTTGATATCATATTTTTTATAACTTTATCGGTTATTTTCAAGTTAATCTGAGCTTCAAATAGATTAACACGGTTATTAATCATAATTTTTGAAGCAATAGGATATTTGCCAACTTCGTTTTTAATAGATGCTATATAAATATAGCCATACTTGCTAATAGACCCGAACTTTTTTGTAAGAAATACTGTATTGTCTATATTATATCCGCGAACATCGTTATTTTTTTTAGAACTAATAGCATATTCTGTTAGACACTGTTTGTTATTTACATCTTTTAATTTGTTAGCAATATGCTTATAATAGAATATTCTTTTATCAAGATTATATTTGAGAGTTTTATCTTTAAAATATTTAAGTAATGCATCAGGTAATTTAATATCTTTTTCTTTTCCGTTATTCAAATCAAGATATTTGTTATTAATTGTATTTGAAAAATGGCTATATGCAGATATATTTTTAGTGTTAAATATGTGGGATTCTGCCATTCTCTTATATCTTCTATTTATAAAGCAATATTCTAATATAATATTATAATAGATTTAATGAATAACAGAGAAGAAAAGGAATGCAGTGTCGAGCCGTATATATTTATAATAGATTTGGACGGTACTATAATAGGCGATTGTAATTATCAATGTGATTTATATAATATTATTGAATTGGTAAAAAAATATAAGATGAAGGGATTAAATAAATATACGGCGTTGTGTAATAAATATTTGAATGAAAGTTATTCTGAGAAATCGCTATTAGTGCGACCGCATTTTTTCACGTTTATAAATACTATGAAAAAGCTGTACCCGTCGAGCTATTTTTATATTTATACAGCTTCTGAGAAAAAATGGGCTAATAAAGAGATAGCTATAATAGAGAAGCATAATAATTTTAAGTTTGATAGGCCATTATTTACGCGCGATAATTGTATTATGGATAAATATGGAAATATAAAGAAATCTGTTGTCAAGATATTGCCGCTAATTAGCAAGTCAATCAAGATACCTAATAATTATGATATTAGCAAGAGATTATTAATAATAGATAATAACCCTACATTTATAGATTACACAAATAGTTTATTGATATGTCCTTCGTATAATTATATGAAGTTTTATGATTTGCGCGAGACTTTACCTAACAATAGTAAATGTGACGAGTTAAAAAGCTATATTTTCAGATTAATAAAGGAACAGCGACTTAGCAAGATATCAAAGAAGCCTGAAAACTTAGAGAAGACATATAAATGGCTATATAAAAAATGTAAGAAAATTAATAAATACAATTCAAAATACGAAGGTGATACATTCTGGAAGGACCTTGCTGCGCTTATAAAGCATTATAGTATTACCTCATACAGTCCAAAAATAATAACAGAAATCCAAAAAACTATAACAAAAAATTAGAGACCCAATAGACCTATGTAAATACTACGATATAGCAAATAAGGATATGATGATATTATTAGGATATTAGGATTATGATATATATTAGTTTTGATATTGGGGTTAAGAATCTTGCTCTGTGTATATTAAAACAGACTGAGATATTGGAGATATTGGATTGGCGTATCATAGCATTAGCTTCATCTAAGAAAGAGATTAAGGGGATTGATGATATATCTGAAAGAATATATATTGAGATGGATAATATAATTGGTGGTTTAAAAAATAGGGGCATCAATATGATAGATTATGTATTGATAGAGAATCAGCCTTCTAATTTAAACGGCATTATGAAAACTATCCAGCATATAATCTACGGATATTTTAGTTTAGTTAAATATTGGGACAAGGAGGTCGGTAATGTTGTCCTTGTAAATGCTTCATTAAAAACTAAAAACCATATCTATCTTATAAATATGGAAGCGAATGCAGCGGCTAAGGGCTCGGTCGATGGAGGAGAGGCGAGGAATAAGAAGGGATTTAGGAGGGATAAATATAAGAATAATAAGATGCTTAGTATTGAGTTGTGTTGCGAATATATTAGCGAGAACGAGCAATTAAAGAAGAGATTTAATGAAAACAAGAAGAAGGATGATTTGAGCGATGCGTGTTTGCAAGCTGTATCATATATTAGAAGTAATACGAAGGGAGATATTACAAATAAATATAATAAATTATATAGTAGTGGTACATACTGTAATGAAGATAATGAAAAAGAAGAAGCGTCCTAAAATATTGGTAATAATGATGTATAGTAATCCTGTATCGAATAATATAAGAAAGCTGCGTTTTAAGAAATCTATGAAAAATGCGAGATTATGTTTTAGAGATTGGTACGATGAAGAAGGCATCGCCAAATTATTGGATAATCTTGATGATAAATTGGATGCTATTATAGTGACTGGTTCTGATTATCGCATAGTTGATAGAAGATCGCCCAAGGTTCCTGAGATAATATTTAAACACGCTAACAAGATACATATATTAGCTATATGCTACTCGATGCAATATATCGCTGTAAGATTTGGGAAGTTCTCTAATGTCAGAACAAGAGATGCTGGATATATTCGACACTATGATAGGCCGTTAAAAATAAAGTATCCTTTTGATATTGTAAAGACAATATATATGTATAATCATAATGATATTGTTATCAAAGTAGGGAAGAATATTGAGAATGTAATGAAAAGGAAAGATATGATAGATATATTATATCATAAGAAGCGGGATATATTGGGGATACAATTTCACCCTGAATATTATGTAAAATCTGGGAAATTATTTTTTGGCACTTGGTTATCGTGGCTATCTCGTAGAAATAGCTAATATTCGTAAATTATTTTTATTAGAATGCGTATTAATAAACATTTAAAAATTATAATAGATATATAAACATTTGATACCCAAATAAATATATAATATGGCTTTACTATCAAATTATAATAATAGAAATGATGATTTAATTGAATTGAATAGAGAAAGTTTTAATAAACAACCTTTTAGTTTTAATATACCAGGGGGAGGTAAGCAGTCTAATATAGCTATTAGCGAAGAATTGTTTAATAGGAAAAAAATAAGCGATGATGTAATATCTATGTCTTCTGGCGGTTCTTCGCGAGGAAGTTCATCTGGTGGTAAAAAAAAATATATGAAAAATATCAATAATATATATCGCAATAAAGATAAGATTGGTAGAGGTTCGCGAATAGAAAGCGAGAGCGATAGTGATGAGAGTAAAAAGAGTTCGAACCCTAGCAAGATTAAGAAAATATACGATGATAATATTAGTGAAGTTAGTGGTGGCAGCGATGAAAGCGATGAAAGTGCCGCGAGTGGAGAAAGTGCCGCGAGCGGAGGAAGTGAAGAAAGTGAGGGCAGTGGAGGAAGTGAAGAAAGCGGATATGGAGGTGATGGTGGTAACAGTAAACAAAAAAATAAGTTTCTGAGCCCTAAGGAAATAATAAGGAATGAGATAAATGAAAAGAGAGAGATAATATATCAACTCGACAGAATGGAATCTAAGGGATTTAAGATACCGTTCAAGTTCAATATGAACTCTGATATTGAGGAGATGAGAACCGAATATAATAGGCTTGTTAGAGAAAAAGAATTGGACGGGAGTGTAAGATTTCAGCAAAAAATGTTAATGGCATTTATCTCAGGAACTGAATATATTAATGGACGATATGATCCGTTTTCTATAAAGCTTGATGGGTGGTCCGAACAGGTAAATGAAAATATAAATGATTATGATGATATTTTTGAAGAATTGCATTATAAATACAAGGCGACAGGAAAGAAGATGGCGCCTGAATTGAGGCTTTTTATATCACTATCAGGAAGCGCTTTTATGTTTCATTTAACGAGCAGAATGTTTAAAGAACAGCCTCTCCCTGATGTAGAAAATGTTCTCCGTTCTAATCCCGAATTAATGAAACAGTTTCAAAATGCAGCAGCAAAACAATATGTAATGGGAAACGGCGCTCCGCAACAAATGCCACAAATGTCTCAAAATCGCGGGTCTAGTAATGATAACATGGGGTTATTCAATATGGTAAGTAATCTCTTTGGCTCTTTAAATAGCGATCCTGTACCTTCAAATATGCCATCATATTCGCAAAACATGAACACACAAAACAGAGGAGTTGCACAACAGTCTAATGATAAAAAGCAATATGAAGATATAGATAATATAATTAAAAATGTTCATAGCAAGATATCAATTGATGATAGCGATAATAACATAGAGACTCTTTCAGTTAGCGATGAAGAGATTACTTCAATTATAGAAGATACTGCTGATATTCAGATATTAAAAGGGAGAGGAAGACCCAAAAAAGGTACTCGCACATTAAATATATAAAATATTAGCGGTATATGACTCATGAAAATAATAACTATTTTATATTATATAATGAATAAAAATAAGGGTTATTAGGGAGTTAAATTACTCGATAAATAGATATTTATCTATTTTTTCTAAGATTGGTTATTTTTTTAGCGGATTTATTAACAAAGCTGCCTACTTCTTTAACAGATTTAACGATTCTATCAGGGGTACTGCGTAGAGATTTCATCGGGTCGCGGATAGTATCCTCTACTTCTTCTTCAAAAACCTCTATTTTAGATAATAGACCGCTTAGAGTGCTTAATAGGATAGGGATGATAATTATGGTGAATAGGAGGGTCAAGAATAGGAAGAGGGATATCATAGTACCTACTGAAATGATATCGCGGCTTAAATCCTCTGAACATTTGCATTTTTCATTGGTTAAATATCTAACATATTCAAATGCATAATATATGTAAACAACAAACATTAAGAAGAATACGAATGTTGCGATAGATAGTAATTGGACTACTACATAGCCCATGCTTTTAGCGACAGATTTAAGTGATATAATAGAGGTTATTATGAAATAACCGAGGGCTATTACAGTGAAGTTCTTGATAAAATCTTTGTTAGGGTGTTCCGAACATTCACACCCCATATTCTCTAGTTTGTAAATATAACTGAGAATTATTAACAATAATATAGCAAAAATTGCTTGGATTATGGCACTACTATAAAAAGATAAGTTATTTTCACTCTCTTTCATTGTACTATTTCTTACTCTATACTATTATATAGAAATAATTTTTTTATAATTCAATAATATTATAAATAAAAAACTTTGTAGAATTATCTAAGTTTTTAATATTTATATTTTTAATTTTATCTATTATACTATTATATTTAGCGATAGCCAAGATTTTATATAATTGTTCCAGTAAAATATCTATAATATATTTATATATGTCAGTATCATATACAATACTAAGTACATAATCTGCGATATTATTTAGCAATATTAGCAGTTCTTCGCGTTTATATTTAATCCATATCTTATTAATATTATTTATTCCACGTTTCCACTTTGTATATTCGCAATACATATCATATTCGTCGTTCAATACCAGAAGATTGTTTTCGTATACATATCTTGGCGGATCCCATTCCTTATTGTTTATGTAATTATTCCATTGCTTATCAAGCATAGTGTAGACATATTCTTTATTAAATAGAGTAAGTATATTACTATACAGCTCATCATCGCTTGTTTTAATATAATTCCATATAATCATAAAAATATTATCTTTGTTATCGTTATTATCATTTATAGCTATAATTTCCTTAATTTTATCGTAGATACTGTCCCTGTTTTTAATACTTAGTTTATTTAAATTACCTATCAAACACCTTTTCAGCTCGGATTTCTTTGTAAAGTCAGGTATTATAATATGAAATCTTGATTTAACCTTTGGTTTATTATACTTCTCCTTATTATTATATATTTTTTTTGCCCATATCATTTTGGGATCATAATAAGAGTTGAAACACGAATATGTATTTTTTATATCTACGGCTTTATCCAAAATATTACGCGGTACATCAATAGAATTATAGATATCTCTAAATTGTTCTATACTAATCTTGATGATTTGTTCGTCCATTATAATTAGTTATTATAAATAATCTTATATATTGATTACATAACATAATTATAATATTCGATATATCACAGTATCTAATAAAAATAAATTATCACATCAAAATATATAATTATAATATTATAAGTTCACTTGCGCGTTTTTGTATTATCTTGATTCCCTCTTCTATTACGTAAACCATATGGATTTGAAGAAGGCGATGATGCTCTTGACGCAGACGAGGATTTTGACGAAGATGCTCTTCTTGTCGCGATAAGTTTTTCATTTATACTCCTATAAATGGCTGCAGCTTCATTCTTCATCTTTTCAATATCAGAGAGCAATTCGCGTTGATTTTTTTTATTGATTCCGATAAATCGGACGATCCTGGCCTACGACCCCGGGCGGGGTTGGAAATCAAGTCCATACCAAGATTATAATGTTCATTTTACTTTTATTTAATACGCTTCTCAATGTCTTTAACTTTCTTATCCATCTTTTCAATATCAGAGATTAAACTACTCATATTCTAATATACATAAGGCAAAAACAATAATAGTTAATAAAGTATTAATGACACATGAGATAATTAATAGATTAGAGGAGCTATATTCAAACTATCTTGTATATAGAACTATAATTGTGTGCTACGAACTCGTCTCCTTATATTGCCCTCAGTGTCCGCACGTCTCCTTGAAAAAGGCGGGGAGGGTGGTCTCGCAGGTTCGAATCGTATTGTTGGCGGTGGCGAGTAATTATCTGGCGGAAAAATTTTTTTTTCATTTAAATCGGCAGCGCTGAGTCTAAAAACTTCTCTTCGTGAGGCAGCGCTGAGTTGTGAATATTCTTTATAAAACCTATCTTTTTCATTTGAATCCCTAAACTTATTAGACCGCAGCATTTGTGCATAATTTATTAAATTAGCTTTTTTATTTAACTCAGCTCTTCTTTTTTCTATTCTTGCTTCTCTTGCTCTTGCTTCTGCTTCTGCTGTTGCCGCAGACAAGGATGCACTTGTCGCGGGCGAGGATGCTCTTCTTGCCGCTGCAGACAAGGATGCACTTGCCGCAGACAAGGATGCACTTGCAGCAGACAAGGATGCACTTGGTGCGGGCGAGGATGCACTTTCCATATTCAATAATATTACTGTTTTATGAATTAAATCAAGTGTTTTTTTTAATTCATTACTGTTCTTAAAAATATCAATATTTTTTTTTTTTTCAATAATATATTTTTTATCGCGGCGGTAATTGTCGGTATTGCGGTCACTCATCTAATATATTGTAAGATTTTTTTTAAAATTGTTTTGTGTATAATATTACATAAGGCAAAAACAATAATAATTAATAAAGTATTAATGACATATGAGATAATTAATAGATTAGATGAGCTATATTCAAGCTATCTTGTATATAGAACTATAATTGTATGCGATGATAACAAAGACGATAAGTATGTCAATATACTTAGAGATAATAATTATGATAGCTATGTGTTAAAAGAGTATGACACTGCGGTAGATTATGATTCTCTGGATGTAAGGATATTTTTAATAGAAAAAAAGCATTTTATCAAGTTTATTAAGGGCTATATTGATAACAAAATTAGGGCTAATATTGATATAGATAGATATGGAGCGTATTTTTATAATTCAATAATAATACAGTTTGATAATAATGAATATGATATCGTGGAAGAAACTGAGAGAATTAAGAGAGAGTATAAAGAAATATCTAATAATTATGATATTATTATCTAATAATAATTTAGAGGATTATACTATTAGAATATTAATATGGCGGCAAAAAAGAGTTTTTTCGGAAGCGATATATTTATTATGATTTCAATAATATTATTTTTATTATTGGCAATTGCCGTTTTATTCGCATATAATAAAAATAAAATAATGGAGACTTTCATGGGCGAATCTGCTGATAAAAAATATAGAATGGAGTATTATTATATGGAAGGTTGTGGACACTGTGATGATTTTAGTAAATCCGGAGTATGGGAGAAGCTTAGTCGAGAATACGGAAATAAATTAGAGTTTAAAAAGTATAATATGAAGGATTGCAAGGACAGAATAGATAAATATAAAATCTCTGGATATCCTACTATTATTATAGTAGATATGACAGATTCTGAGAAAAAGGAAGAAGAATACAATGATGACAGAAGATACGAGAAAATGAAGGTATTTGTAGGAAAATATGCGAATATGAATATCTGAGCATTTGTAAAATAAGTATATAAGCCTATTAATAAAACTTAATAATAATAAAGGGTATAAATAAAAATGGGTGGCGGGTTGATGCAATTAGTTTTAAAGGGTAATATGAGCGAATATATTACCTTACAGCCTCATATTAATTATTATAAATATGTTCTCAAAAAACATACTAATTTTTCTATGGAAACTATTGTTATTACTTCTACTGGTGATAGCAATATTGGTTTTAAGCCATCAACTTCTGAGTTGCGTATTAATTTTAAAATAAAGCGTTATGCTGATTTATTATCAGGCTTGTTTTTGACATTCAAAATACCTGATATATACTCGGACGATGTATATAAGTTCAGGTGGGTAAATAATTTGGGCTTTAATTATATTAAGGAGGCGCGACTAAAAATAGGGGTAGTTAATATAGAGACGTTATATGGAGAATGGATGAATATATGGAATGAACTCACTAGCAAAGATAACACAGAATATAATAAGTTAATAGGAAATATAGATGAATATACGGCTCCTTTCAATTTTGTTCCAAAATACAGGGTGTTAAATAACAGGCTTTATAATGTTACCTATCCTGTATCAGTTTTTACAAAAACGCCTGAAAATCCAAGTATCAAAAAGAGAAAAATACAGGTTCCTCTCAATTTCTGGTTTACTAAGAATCCTTCTCTGGCCCTTCCATTATTAAAATTAGAGAATAACGAAGTTGAATTAGATATTTATATTAATGATAATGCATTTGAGGGATTATATCAGGTATGGAGTAATATGTTGAATACTTATGTGAGTCCGTTTATGTATAATGCAACACATAGTCCTACGATACCTATATCGATTGCTACATTTGTAAAGCCGAGCGATGTAAACTTTGATGTTAATAATGAGTTATTATGTACCTATGTATATTTAGATAGTACTGAAAGAAGCAGCTTGTTATTGAATACTAATCAAATTAATTATATTATTAACACAGTTAAGAAAACACAGGCGATAGCATTGAATGATAATCATACGCTCATAGATATAACAAATGCGAATCATCACATCAAGGAGATTATATGGATTACACGAAGGAGTGATTCTATAAGAAACTTCAATAATTATACAAATTACACAGGGTCTCATGAATATAGTGAAGGGCTTGGGATATTAGATAGAGCATCAATATTATGGAATAGAGAAATAACACGGGCTGATTATGATGCGGCTTATTATAATCAAATAGAGCCTCATAAATATCATACAAATATACCAAGAACAGGAATATACTGTTATTCATTTGCTTTATTTCCCGAAAAACAGATTAGCTCGGGCTCTTATGATAATACACAAATTACAACATCATTATCGGTGAATGTAAATCCGGAGGTAAAAGATGATAGCAAATATACATATATTACTAAATCATATAATGATATATTAAATAGGGTCTATCCGGTCAATTTTGAAATAACTATATATGTGATGGAAATAAATGTTCTAACAGTTATTAATGGCGGTGCTGGATTAAAGTTCAGCTAAATCACATCAGCTTGTATGTTATCAATTATTTTTATATTCTTTTATATAATTAAAGCATCATGGATTTATTTGTTTTAATAATAATAATTGTATTTGTATTTATAATAAAGTATTTAATAGATACTATTAACTCTCTCAACGGAGAGATAAGAGAGATAAAGGAAAAATGTATAATAGGAAGTAAAGCAGTCGGAGCAGGAGATGCAAGTGATGGAGGAAAAGGGATAACATTTACAAAAAACACCGAAAAACCTTCTGATAATGTTAATAAAGAATTAATAAAAAGTCTAGTATATTTTAAGGACTACTTTGATAATAACAGCTAGGTAATTGTGTCTCGTGCAAAAGTATATAAATAGATATAAAAAATATAAGCGTTTATAATTAAATGCCGAGAAAAAGTAAAAACAGTGATGTTAAATCTACAATAGATAAGAAGAAAGGCTTAATGAATACTATTGTAAAAGATGTGGTACTTGTAGAAAACGAGGATATTATATTACAGTTGCCTATATCTGACAATGATATAAATAAAATAAGTATTACTGAAAAATTATTAGAAGCTCCTACGCCATACGAGCCTAATTGCTGTTATATAAATGAGACTAATTTTTATAATACAATTCAAGACAATTTGATTAATGAAGATAATTGCAAAAATACTAACATAGATTATAATGATAATATTATTAAATCATCAAATAATTGCTATTGGTGTTGCCATTCTATTAAAGATAGGATTTACGGTATGCCTTATAAATATAATATTACTACAAATACTTATATATTGTTTGGGAACTTTTGTTCTCTGGAATGCGCCAATGCATATAACTTCTCTTCGCATTGCGGGAGTGATAAAGTATGGGAGATAAATAGCTTGATACAAATGTTGAGCAAACATTTTGGGTGTACACGTCCCATACGTCCCGCACCTTCAAGATTTTTACTAGATATCTTTAACGGGCCTATGAATATTGATGATTTTCGAAAGGGTCATCATACGAATGAAAAAACTCATCTATTAAATCTGCCACCTATGATAGCCACTACTTACAATTATGAAATTGTAAATACATCTTATCTCAAAAACATTACAGATAATATGAATAATAAAATTGAGGTAAAGAAAAACAAAAAATGATATAAGAACATTAATACAATAAATATTGTGAATTACCCAAATTGCTATTAAGAATGACGAGTCTTGATAATAAATGCTGTGTTTCTGTTGATACGACAGCTACGTTGGCCAAGGCATCTGCTACCGATTATATATACTTTTCGCATTACAGAGTTTCTACCATAACTTGTAATGCAAATATTGGCGAAGATATTAATTTAAACTTGAAAATGTTGTTTGAAAATATTGTAATAATTGATAAGGATGATACAGAAGGGATTGTATGGGCGCAATATATGAAGGATGGCGAAGATTTAAATCGCGGGACATATCCTAAGAAAAGGAGAAACAGTAAGAAAAATAAAATGAAGAAGAATAGGTTTGATAACCAGGTTACTATTATATATAAGAACGAGAAATATATGCCTAATGTGAAAATATTTAAGAACGGTAATATTCAAATAACAGGAATAAAGGTTGTTGAGGATACTGTTAAAATTGTTAACCATATTATTGCGAATATCAAGAATATCTATTATGATATTAGTAAGGACATTATAAATAACCGTGATGATGATTATGAATTGAAATTGAAATATCAGAACTTTAAAATCAGAATGATTAACTCGGATTTCAAGGTTTATTGCGACAATTCTCTCGCGGTTCCATTCGGTTTAAAGAGACGTGAGATACATAATATATTTATTAGCGATCTATATAATAATAAGTGTTCATTTCAGCCCGGAATATATCAAGGGGTTAAGTTAGAATATTTCTGGAATAAATGCAATGAAAAAAAGGATGGTATTTGTTATTGCCCTAAGAAATGCTATGGAAAAGGAAAGGGAGAAAAGGTAGGAGATTGTAAAAAGGTTACTGGGGCATTATTTGAGAGCGGTAGCATCTTAATTACAGGCGGTGTATCATTTGAGCAAGTTGATGAGGTATATAAGTATATCTGTACTTTCTTGATTAAACACAGGGATACTATTAAGAAAATCCAACCAACAAACCTTGTTGTTCAAGATATTGCGACATGAACATCGTAGACTTTGTAGACTTTATCTTATATCTGTTGTATGGCAGCTGAAATTGTAGTTGACATCACAGTCAGCTGATGTATATTTTTTATATTTATCGGTATTTATGCTATTATTTCCCGGTCTATTATATGAGGGTATGTGATGGCTTGCGTAAAAATGCGAAGCATACACTGCGGCATCAGGTTCAGCAGGAGGCATTTTATAACTATTACCCCAGGGTTTTTTGTCAAATAAGACATCGCCAGTATATAACCCTGCATTTTTTGGCAGAGGAGGGACGGGAACATTATGGCTATAATCTAATTCGGCATATTCTAATTCTTTTTTCATTATTCTATATATAAAATAGATATTATTATATAAAGATAAAATTAATAAATAATTTAAAATAGTATGAGTACTGAAAGAAAAAGGAGAAAGGTTGCTGATTTTGTAAAAGATGGTATGGAAACTGCTGATATACGAGCTATGGTTCAAGATATTGTATTGTATACGACAGAAAACAAGACTAAATATTCTTCTCACGAGGAGCTATTGAATGAAATGAAAAAATCAATAGAAGGAATCTTGTTTTTTGAAGAAAGATATCCCATGTTATATGCGATGGTTACAAAAGAAGAAGGGTTTGAATATAGTAGCCTTGAATATTTTTTAGATATGCGAGAGAAAATCGTAAATAACAAATTAACATCAGAACAGGCTTCAAAAGTAGTAGGTCAAGTATGGTTTGATAAGTACTATAAAAACCCGGATGGCAAAAAATAGCTTATTAATCCGATGTGGGATCTAAAACTAAATCAATCAATGCATTTATTTTTCTAGCTTTTTCCATATATATAACAGGCTACTAATACAATCTGAAAGCTTCTATATTATAGATATTACATAAAATACCTGAGCATTTATTGAGACACTGGAATATTACTATTTTTTCATTTTATAATTTGAGTACATCTTTCTGTTTTTTCTAAAGTTTTAAAAGTTTTTTGGAAATTACAAAATAAATCAAGAGATGTACTCAATTTTTAATTTTCAATTTTTAGAAATATATGGTTGCTTTTACAGACATCATAACGGTTGTATATAATAATCAAGACACATATAATATGGAAAACATAGGGATAAATTTGTTACATTTTGAGATTATTAAAATAAAAATTGACACTAAAATCTATTTAAATTATTACTATCACAGTCAAAGCAAGTCAAAGCAAGTCAAAGCAAGTCAAAGCAAGTTACCGAACAGCCTATCAAACTTCAAAAGTCTTTCCGAGTTTTATCCAGAAACTCTTTCAGAAGAATGTCCGTTGCCGTTGCAGCCGCTCAGACTATCGGAATGGCCTTCAAGGAGTATATGAAGAATATTTCCGACGAGATTAGCACATCTAAGGATTTGGACGAGCATTTCGCTCAGTTCAAGAAGGATTTCAAGGAGAAGAAGAAGAATATCAAGATTGAGATTGCCGAAAAGAAGAAGGATGACAAGAAGAAGAAGAGGAACAATCTGGATGAGGATGGCAACGAGAAGCCTAAGAGGCCTCTTACCAAGTATCAGCAGTATATCAGGGACAATCAGCAAAGGATTCGCGATGAGTTTCCCGACCTTTCAAATACCGAAAGGTTCTCTAAGCTTGCCGAAGAGTGGAAGGCTTACAAAGCCACTCTCGCCAAAGCGGTTGATGACTACGATGAAGAAGAAACAGATTATTATGTTGTCGAACCCGAGGAACCCGAGGAACCTGTTACAGAAGCTGTCGACGAGGTAGTTGTTGAAGAAGATGAGAAGGCTGAGAAGGCTGAGAAGGCTAAGAAGGCCAAGAAGGCTAAGAAGGCTGTTACGACCGACAAGAAGAAAAAGGACGAGGATTCTGAGTAAATAAAGAGAAAAGTATAAAGGGTGTTTGAGATTAGGATTAGGATATATATTTTTTATTTTTTCTTGTCACCTTCTTATTATATAAATATCTAAATAATTATATAGATGATTATAGAGTTATTTATTAGCTCAGTAATAATAGGTGCTATTATTGGATTGATAGGTATTGGTGGTGGCATATTGTTGCTACCTGTATTAGTTTATTATGATTTTTCGTTCCAGCAAGCTGTTGCGATATCTCTTTTCTTAAATACGATACCTAATGCATTGCCTGGATTATATCTATATTATCAGAATGGATTTTTTGATTTTAATGCTGCTATTATAGTAGCTGCTGGAAGTATCATTGGTGGAATTGTAGGAGCTTACATTGGTGCAAATAATTATATAGACGACAGGACATTATATAGAATATATACAGCATTTCTAGTAATTACAGCTATATATATGTACTGCTATTATTGTTAGGTATTAGATTATTACTTATTTTCTTTACAATGTATTTTGTATCATATATATAGAAGGAAGTATTTAAAATGTGTCATTCTAAATTGAAAAAAAGTAAAAAGAAAGGAGGGTATAATATAGATGATGATAATGTTAATAATAGAATTAAAACAGAAAATATAACACCAGCTATTGATAAGTACGGATATTTAATTTGGAAACATATTAATATTGGTACAATTGTTATTACACCTGATAATGGATGTATTTGGAAAATAGTTAAATATACCGTAAATACTAGTGTAGAAGGTACACAATATTATTTATTTACTCTTAAATGTATTATAGGTTGCATAGTAAATGCAGAAATAATAACAACATCATATGATTTTCGTGTATTAGTAGTATTTAAACAAAACGAAAAATCTTACAATTTGGGATTAATAACGGGTTATAATCATAGTGAAATATCATTTAATGTTACAACAAAAGATGATGATAATAACATATATAACTGGTCTTTCAATAATACTGAGACAGTAAAATCTAATATAATAGGAGTTATAAAAAGTGATGACCTAATTAATAATCTAGTAATGCAAGATGGATTATCAGAATTACATAGAAAATATTTAGCTATGAAAGATATGAAAGCAGGGAAAGAGCTTATAAACTTGAGAACAATTTATAATAATAATTTTCAGTCGTCGAATATTAGTTCATATGCTGATATTGCTAAACAAAAGGGTTTAGGAATTAATTTTGGTCGTCCATTATTTATAGGATCCCTTGGTGCTATCGGCAACCAGAGTGCTTTTGGCCCTCCACAGAGTACAGCTTTTAGCCCTCCAAGTGCTGCTTTTGGCTCTCCAAGTGCCGCTTTTGGCTCTCCAAGTGCCGCTTTTGGCTCTCCAAGTGCTGCTTTTGGCTCTCCACGTGCCGCTTTTGGCTCTCCAAGTGCCGCTTTTGGCTCTCCACGTGCCGCTTTTGCCCCTGATAATGACGTAAAAATGGCAAATATGATATTAAATATATATCTTGAATTATTGGCAAATGAAGCAATATATGATGCTATATTATCAGATAATAAAGCTGGCAACATAACAAAACGAAACATTATAATTGAAACTTTAAAAGAAAATTTAAAATTTAAAGCTAATAGCAATAAAATTTTAACAAAAGAATATTATAATACAAAAGTATCGGATATATCAAGATTATCAAAAATATTATTTTATCTTTTTGATATCACTGATATCAATGAAGCAATAGAAAAAATTATACATTTGGAAGATACAATAATACCTGCACTTGATGATCTTAGAAAAAAGGGGGGGTTTATTCTATTTCTAACTGTAAAACGAGTATACGAATTAGATGATAATATATATAAATCTGATGATTTTTTTGATGGATATAATATGTTAAATCGTTTGTTTCTTTCATTAAAAAAATTAAATGAAAGTCGTCCTCGTGGAAGTCCTCCTTTAAGATTTGGTCCAGAGGGTGGCGGTTTGCCCTTATATAAAAATATAGGCAATAAGGAAATTTTAGGAAAAAATAGAATTATATTTAAAACGGCGGGTTCAAATAAAGAATATATCAAAAACAAAGGGATGTTTATTCTAGTATCAGAGTATAAAAAGCAACAAAAGCATAAATGATACAGTAATAATATTATGCTAAAAATTATGAATATATTCTAAAATATAAGCAGGGGTAGTTTAATATTCCCAATTATTGATAATTTACAACAATCTATTTTATTTTTTTAACATCCTTACTTATAATTTTTTTATATTTTGCTAATGATATAAATACCCCCTTTACTTTAACATATTCTGCACCGCGTTTCCCGGTATATATTACCATTTTTCTTTTACCATTCATAAACCTCTTTTCAGATTTCTTATATTTCTTACTTATTCCTCCGACCTGTTGTTGTTGTTCGTCTGTGTTTTTTGAATATTTTAATAATTGAAAATTTTGACTACACGCACCATAATATGTTTTATTATCATCGCTAGAATGTTCATCGCTAGAATGTAAAATAATTTCTGGTTCTATGTGATTATTTTCAAAGTCTTTTGTTTTGTACTTTTTAAACATTATACCATAATCGTCTAATGAAATATCATATTGAGGTATCATAATATCCATTTTATTTATCATAGTGCCGGTTAACGATGATTCGCTTTCTATATTTGTAAGTAGAGATATATCTTGTTTTGCAATTGTTTTTCCAATAAACTTATGACTATCATGCGTTATACTAAGATAAGCGTAAGATTCAAGGTTTGATATACCACGAGGGTTTTCGGCTTTTGATATATCCAAATCAATATGATATGTCGTTCTTCCATCATTAGTTACTTTGCTAAAGCTCGGTAATAATCCAGCTGGTTGATGACCAAATATATTATATATTTTTGTATATTTATTAAAATCAGAGTCTAAAAAAATTGGGGAATCTTTGTATTTTAAAGGTCCCTTTTCACTTAAACTATTTATTGTAACAATGGGTGAAAACTTTGATGAATGCGTGTGCAAAATCTTTTTGTCCTTCCAACTATCACAATAAGCCAAACAAGCAGCTGTCATAGCTATATATTTTTTTAAGTCTTCTTTAAATATGAATAATGGAATAGTTAAATCACCATTATTATATGAGTTAAACTTCTTTAAAAAATCGGTTAACTCTGAGTTCAAAAAAGCTATATTTTCAATTTTTATATTCGGATCATCATTTCTTCCTATATTGCGAGGTATTATAAACCTACCCGTATCATCATCATACTCTATACCATTATGGGCTGCAATAATCAATTTTTGATCAATATTAATCGACGTATTTGAGTTCAAAAAATTAAAGATTTCTATATTATATTCATTAGATGAATTGCCATAATCTCTTCCTATATTGCGAGGTATTATAAACCTTTTATTATCCTCATCATACGGTATACCAGAATGGGCTGCAATAATCAATTTATCATTAATAGTAATATTTGACATAATATGGCATTTTTGTAAATATCTTATGTATAAGCCATTATAATCTTTAAAGGCATCAGGAATATTATCAGGAATATTATCAGGAATATTATCACTTACAACATTATATTTAGCTGTATTTCCAATTCCGTATTTCCAGTCTACACCCATTATAATATTCATCGTAATTATAAATAAATGTATATAATCATCATAAAATTTTTTCTTATCAGGGTACTTATTATTACTGTTAATATTTTCATAAATCTTAAATAATACTTCGAACTCTTCTTTAAAAAATTCCACCTGATTTGGAGCTCCAAAAGTGTCACTATATATGTAGTTAACTCTTTCTTTTAAACCATCTGGATATGTACCTTCAAATTTTGTTTCACTCCCAGCTTTCGCCCATATACCTTTTAGAGCTATATATTCTTCATTTTGTTTTGCAGAAAATCTAAAGTTAAAATACATGTCCCTGCGAATAAACGCGCCTGCGGGAGTTTTCATATCATACTCATCAATAATAACTTTAAAAAATTCCCAGGCCTTTAATTTTTTATAAGCTTCTTTTCTCATTAGCGTTTCTATATAATCGACAGAAAACTCACGATAACACCTTATCTTATTTAAATCTCTATTACCGCATGTTAATATAACACGATCACTATATGTTTCTTTTAAATTGAGCATATATTTTAAATTACGAATAGACTTCGCCCCGCGGTCTAGTAAGTCTCCTGTAAAAACTATTGCGCGATTACTATTATTAGTATTAGCAAGGTCAGTTAAGTTAATAATTTCATCTGGCATATTACCTTCTAAATCTGCAAAAAAGTTAATTTCAAAATTATCATCAAAATGATATATTCCATCATTTATACCAAGTTCACCTCCCTTCTTTTTACAATCTTTTCTACCGCAACCTCTACAATCTTTTTTACCACAACTTTTACAACCTTTTCTACCTATATTTTTAGTCATAATTTTAATATTATACTTCTAATATATATAATATATAATATATAATATATATTATTAAAAAATAATCCCATAAATCATATTACAACATTTTTAAATTAAGTCCGATTATGTGATACAAACATATAAAAGATGTTGTGTTGTGTAATGTGTATAATTTAGGTTTTTTATCATTTTAACATCGTAATTTTTATAAAAATTGATATAAGCAATTAAATATATATATTTTTTAACAAAGTATTATTATGAGCAGTGATATGCCATTGTCCAATGTCCCCCCTACTAATCTCACTCAATTAATTGAAAAAACGTACAGTAATTACGATGGCAATACTAATTATGCAAATACTCTTATTAATACGCTGAAAAAATATCATTTCTGGCCTAATATCAAGGTTAAGAAGTTCAAAAATAACGATGATATTGTTCTTCTTCATACTAATTACAAGATGAGTGATATTTGCGAATATAAGGAGCTTTATGAGCAATGTAGGAGTATCGTATTGGACTTTACACTATCGTGTAATAATAATGTTGTAGTTACCTATGCCAATTCTATTCCGCGAAGAATCGGATATGAGGAATATATTTCGGCAAATTATAGTGACACTGACAAATGTTATGAGGCTTATGATGGTACTATTATTACTGTATATAATTATAAAAATCAGTGGTATTTCGGGACATCAAGTTGTCCTGACGCGAATAGTTCAAAGTTCTCGCATCCTACGAAATCGCACGGCAAGATGTTTGACGAGGTACTATACGGATTTTATAGTAAATCTCCTGAAACCGCTGAAATGCTTTCGCGCATTCCGCCGGATGATGTCGGAGAGACTCTGCGGGCCATGTTCGCGTCCAATTTGAATCCTGAACACGCTTATGAGTTTGTATTGATTCATTATGATAACAAGCATATCATTGATTATACTGATGTTCTTGGGGAGAATTATAAGGAGCTTGTGCATATCAATACAAAAAACAGGGTTACACTGGAAGAATATGATATTAATCTATCGGCTATCCAAGAGCTCTTTAATTTGGGTGTAAAATATCCTGCTTATTTCGCAGACATCAATCAGGCCAATACATATATCAATGAGAATAAAAGTTATGGGTTGATTATCAAGAAAAAGGTGGATGGAGAGAACTTTTCGAGGCTATACAAGATATCTTCGATGTATATTAACTATCGCGAAGAGACTGACCCATGTCACCCTAATGTATGGATGAATATTCTTAGCGTCTATATGAAAAACAAGCAGAATTATACGATTAAGGATTACATTGCGACATATAACCCGAATATCCAGATTCCAATTGATAATAACGGAAGACATATTGACCCTACATATCTCGTACATACGATTATTTCAACTATCAAGGATAGCCTATACAGCTATTATAAATCAAGTACGACATATAACCCGACTTATAAGAGATACAAGATGAATAAGGAGATGGACAAGCAATTTGCACCAATTATTCAGTATCACTTGGCGCAGCTGAGAAATCTACAAATCACGACATTCAGCAAGAAGCTTATTACGTGCTCTAACATTTATTACTATTTGTGTCAATGTAATGATGTAAAAAATATCAAGACTCTTATTCAGTTCTTTGCAACGAATCCAATTAATGAAATGCAATCCCGGACATCAATGTGTTTCGCAATTATGAACACATTGATTTCATAGATGTCGGGGGTATTTGGGATGTCGAAAATATAAATTGTGAATATGAAAATATATATCTTTAATAATAGATAGAAGGATATATATGACGGACTATTTTTCCACACAGGGATGGGTGTATATTGTAGTTAGTATTATACTTACTATAATATCTCTTGCATTGAATGTGTATTTGGAAGGCCCTGGATTATATTTAATAGCGTATTTTGTATATCTGCTTGTAATATTATTGACAGCTTACAATATAACATGTTTAACAAAAGGCGAATGCTATGTGTGGAGCTGGATTGTTACAATACTATCAATAATACCTATGATACTTATGATAATCCTAATAGTATATATCATATTATATGAAAAAAATGCTAAGCTGTAATTTTATATTTATATATTTTTCTTTTTTTTCTTGTAATAAATTACTCTATTATTGTAATTAAATATTAAAATTTTGATAAAAAATAGCATATAATAATTATTACGCTGACACTTCTTTAATTACCAAAGTTTTATAAAGAACACTTGTGTTTTCTGCTTTAAGAAAAAATGACAACTGCGCAAAATGCCTTATCTGTTATTTTCAAGGAACGTATTAAGAATATGCCTGATGATATTGACGATAAGGGAATCTTTGAAGAATATTATAAAGTTTGATGGACATAAACAATATAGGGCGAGGGAAGAAGAATGCAGCATTATAGTGCATTGCTGTATATTATGTGTTTTATGTTTTCTTTATTTTTTCATTTGTAAAAATTGATATATAAGATAAAAATATAATAAACTATATATTAATAGAATGTTTTACAATTATAAGTTTGATTCGACCGACCCTTCAAATAATCACAGCTTTGATATTCACGATATTGACTTGGCTATTGTGAATGGTATGCGAAGGATTATTATGACGGATATTCCAAACTTAGGAGCAATTGGAGAAAAGCTGGAGAAGGAGGAGCCTACTGTTAGCGTCATTGCTAATACAGGAGCATTACATGATGAGTTTATTATACATCGCATTGGACTAATTCCTATTTGTATGACGGCAGATGAAATTGAAAACTACGAGGATAATTCGCTTGTCATTGAATTGAATGTTAATAATACTACGAATAAGAGTATTGATGTGCGAACCTCGGATTTTAAGGCAACTTTCAATGATGTAGAAATTACTGAGAAGAAATTGAGAGAGTTATTTCCACCGAACAAGGTATCAAAGCACAATATATTGATTACTAGACTGAGACCGGGAGAACACCTACATTTGAAGGCTAATATTGTAAAAAGAACTGGACGAGATAATGCTTCGTTTAACCCTGTTTCATTATCAAACTTTTCATATATCCAAGACCCTAAGGAAGCTAAGAAATACGAGAGCTTACTTGATAAAGAGAGGGCGTACTATATGAATGAATACGGTGACCCTACTAAGTTCAAGTTTGACATAGAGCATATTAATGTTAATATGGGACCTCGTTATTTAATCCCGAAATCGCTGGATATTGTTATAAACAAGTTAAATAATCTAATGACCGAATTGGTTAATATTAATACGACGGAAATAGTAAAAATACAGCAATTCCAAGATATTGCAGAGACATATGAGTTTATCATTGATAATGAAGATGATACGTTGGGAAATATTATACAATCCTATGTACATGACAATTATGTGAGGAACAAGAAAACTGTTAATAACATGGCTTGCAAGTTCATAGGCTATATTTGCCCACATCCTCTCAAATCTACAATGATTATAAGGATAACTCTTGATAATATTACTGATAAATATATGTTTATCGCATTTATGGATAAAGTATGCAAGGAAATTGTCAGTTATTTAGTTGATATTAAGACAAAATGGAATAAGTTTGCAATTGATAATAATGTAGCATAATTTATATTATTATATATTAAAAGAAAGGGAAAAATAATATGTCAATTAATATAAATCACAATGAGTATATTTTTGAGGATGAAGAATTGGAAGAAATAGAATATCTTGAAATAATGAGTATAGATGATATTATTAAAGACAATCCTTCATTTATAGCATTGTCCCGCAATGAAATAAAGAGCAGTTTATTTGAATTGTTCGCGAATAATAAGAAGGCAAATAATATAACAACTCTTTTTTACGATATAATAAATGATATAGATGGCAATCGTGGGAAATTGAAAAATTACGATAATTATGTTTTTGATGCCGAAGCAGAAAAGAATGATTATAGTGCTGATATTGTAGATAAGACAGAGGTTGCCAATTTTAACAATCTGAAAAAGAAGACTGTAATAAATCACGATATAGCGAAGGAAAAATATTTTTTTTGTATTAAATACAATAATGATTCGGATAAACTGCGCTTTAAGCCTGATGCCAATATAAATATAACGATAGAACCATGCGATAAGGATTTCCCAATATATTACCCCGTATTCCCAGCAGATGATGTGAATATTCCGATAATATCTGCTTATTACAAAATACCTAAGACTGTTATAAATGATTACCTGTATACTAAGATAACATCGCATTTAACGAGGACGAAAAATATCAATTATGTATCTTCGGAAAATTGCGAAAATGTCAGCGATTTAATAAAGGGCGTCAAGCCGGATATTAACAATATCATAGAGTATCTCAAAGATAGCTTTGAGCTAGATTATTATAATATAGAGAATGTCTTGAATAAGTTTGGTAAATCATTGGATTTTATTAACAAGGAAGATTTCGGCGTTTTATGCGATTATTTAGAGGATGTTATGGGACAATATAAAGAGAGAAAAAATGTATCGAGGCCTGTTAAAATTAAGAAGCCTGATATTATAAATAAAAAGTTAATTTTCTTTGATAAATTGAATACGAGTATACAGTTATTAAACTTGACAGACAAGGTAATAGATTTTTTGGACAAAAATAAGATGAGTTTGGAGGATTATCGTGAGAATAATATAATGACAGACAAGATAAAGCCGTTGGATTATTTAAGGACTTATGACATAGTTGAAGAAATTAGACATAGAGGGATTGGAAACTATGAAGATAATGAGGTAATATTGGAGATATTAGATATTATAAAGCATTCTTTGAAAAATAGCAATATCTTAGAGGCGATACAATCTATTGATGGTATCTTAAAAACGTATGAAAAGAAAGAGGTTATAGTAAGGAAATATGAAATAGCAAGAAGGGAGAATGAATATTCTAGAAATCATATATTTGACTACGATAAGGATGGTAAGCAATATTTAATATCATACCGAGAACACAAGGACATCAAAGATAGCCACTATAATGACAATAACGAAGGAATCCCAATGATAGAGTTTGAGACACATGACACCGGAGATACAGATGATAATGCGGTTGATGCAGAAACAGGAGAAGCCGGAGAAGATATAGGATATATTATAGGCTTTAATGAATTAACAAAGTATGATATAGAGAAATATATAACTAATATTAATTATAAAAATGAGGTTGGATTTGTAGATAGTTTGGCAAATATATTGAGTATCATGAATAATATAGGTAAATCTGCTAATATTGATTTTGATTATGATGCATTATGTAGCGAACTGTTCAAATATAATCGCAGTATCCCGAAAAGACGTGATATGTATATGAAGGCATTTAAAGATAATGACTTAGAAATGAGCGAGGATATACTAAATTATTTGGATAAATTATCACCCAAATCTATATTGATATTGATAAATAATAAGGATAAGCCATTTTCAGATATTGATGATATTACAGAGACGGTTATAGTATCTTATAATAAAATATGGTTAGAGGAGTTCAATGATATGTTTTTAAATGGCTTGGCATATTGTATAATAAACTTACAAGATAAGATATTAAATGATACAATATTTATAGATGTTGATTATTTGAATGGTAATTTCCTGAGTTATTGGGATAACTGTGGTTCGCCTCTTAATAAAAAAGAGGACCGTGGTGTTATGTCGTATATCATAGAGGTTACGGCAGATTATTTGATAAATAATAGCAATAATGAGTTTTTGATAGAAACTGATAATATGTTTAAAAGAACATATAAAGTTATTGAGAAATATTATTCGGAAAATCTGGAAAGAATGAAGAAGAAGGATGATATATGTCGGGAGAAAAAGAAGGAGCAGAAGGGAAAAATAGAAAGAGATAAATTATATGGCTTATATAAAAATAAGGAATGTGGGAAGGAACTCGGTTTATGTAGGGAGCAATATATGAAATCTTTGATATACATGCCAGACGTAAATTATGTAAAGATACACAAGTTTTTAAATGGTTGTTGTTTGAAGAAGTTGGATGATAGCTTTAATGAAGATATTGATTTAAAAAATGCAAATCGTCCAGAGTTAATAGCATTTAAGAAAAAATATGCTGAGAAAAAGATGACGAACAAGCCACGCAATTTAAGATTCATTCCCAAAAAGACATCTATTGCCGATACTGATACAGTCGAAATCGAAGAAATAGTAGAACGTATATATTTGGACGATTATATATATAATATGAATAATAATTCTAAGATAGTAAAAAGATGGCTGGATGTAATGAAAGGAAAGAATAATAGCATTTTTTCTGATAATATTATAAGAGATTTTGAGAATGGAAATATAAAATCTATTAAAAATAATATAATATCCAATGTTAATTTATTGACAAAAACATCAAAACATTCGGGGGATGAGTTTATTGACAATTTTAATAATGTTAGAAAGACAGGTAAGGGCGGTAAAGGCGGCAAAGAAGCATCTAATGATAAAATAAAATATCTTAATATAATTCGGGCAATTATAAAAACTCTCTACGGATATTTGCGAGCCGAGGATAATAACGAGGAAATCAAAGTATTGCTTGCCAATTCTATAAAAGATTTAAGGGATATTATAATAGACTTGAAGGAATTAAATAAAATATATAATGATGATATCGAGAATGAGATAGATATTATAAATAAATATATAGTTAGTAGGGCATTATGCTGTCCTTTTAATATTGATAATACTTTAAATGGAAGGATAATATCAGATATTATAAGCAGCCAATATATATACAAAATAACTGCCAGCGTATATGAAGATGTTTTTAAGATAATTAAAATAACATTCCCTACATTAGAGGAAAACATAGATTTTTTGAATAAACAGCGTGAGAAAAACAAGCAGGAAAAAATAAAGGCCTTCAATAAAATAACAGTAGAAGAGAATGCTCTAATAAAAGAACTCAAAAAAGCTGGATTTAAACAGGAAATACTCGAAGAGAAAAAGGACGATGAAGAAGACGAAAAATACGATAATCTGTTTGATAATGTTATTGAACCTGGCGAAAATAATGAGAATAATGAGTTCAATGATATATTCAATGATAATGTCGGAGCCGCAGGAGCCGCAAGACAAGAAATCAATGATGAAAATATGCTTATGACCTACGACAGAGAAGATGATGATGAAAACATGGAAACCGAAGAAATGGGCTTCTTATATAATTAAGTAAAGATATATATCTTCCTTTTTATATTTTTTTATTTTTTTCTTTTTATATTTTTATATTTTTTAATTTTATAATAATTTTATAATAATTATTGAGAAGCTATTTATAAAAATTGAGATATTTGTAATACCATTGCGATGTCTAAAAAAGACACTAGATTTTTAAAAAAGTTGAAAATTATAATTTGAGTACATCTCTTGATTTATTTTGTAATTTCTAAAAAACTTTTGAAACTTTTGAAAAAACAGAAAGATGTACTCAATTTTAAAATTGAAAAAATAATAATATTCCAGTGTCTCAATAAATGCTCTGAGTTTAAGTATTTTATACGATTTTTATATTACAAATATTTATAGTTTTACACTTTTACACTTATAGAGATTTAAGGCGCGCACTATAAATTAACCACAGAGAATATGCTAAACATAATCCGTACCCCAAAGCTTCAAGAGTCATTTAATAAGATATCAAGGGTATAAAGATATTTAAGTATTACTACACAGATGATTCATAAAGTTGTTATTATTGGTTCGGGTCCAGCAGCTCATACATCAGCTATATACTTATCAAGAGCAAACCTATTACCTTTAATGTTAGAAGGCGATTCAACGGGAGAAATTGTATCAGGCGGATTATTAACAACAACAAAAATTGTAGAGAATTTTCCGGGATTTCCAGAAGGCATTGATGGTTATGAACTAACAGAGCGATTCAAAGAACAAAGTTTAAAATTTGGAACAAAAATAGTTTCAGAATCTGCTATAAAAATTGAAAAATGCGAAGACAGTTTTTTTAATGTTTATACAAAAACAGCTATTTATAAAACAATGTCAATAATTGTAGCAACTGGCTCAACCCCAAAAAGGTTATATATTCCAGGTTATGATAATTTTTGGCATAAAGGTATTAGCACTTGTGCTGTTTGCGACGGAGGATTACCTTGTTATAGAAATGTACCTATAGCAGTAGTTGGTGGAGGAGATTCTGCCTGCGAAGAGGCTCTCCATTTGGCACATACGGCATCTAAAGTATTCTTAATTCACCGAAGAGATAAACTAAGGGCAAGTAAAATTATGCAAGATAGAGTTTTTACAAATCCTAAAATTGAAGTAATATGGGATTCGGAAATTGAAGAAATAAAAGGGGATAAAATTGTTGAAACACTAATAATTAAAAATGTTTTTGATAATAATATATCCACGCTGAATGTTCGCGGTCTATTTGTAGCATTAGGACATAAACCAAATTCTAATTTTATTAATAATATTGTAAATACAGATACAAATGGATATATAATAACAAATGAAAAGAAAGAAACAAGTCAGAAAGGTATTTGGGCTATAGGAGATGTCCAAGATCCTCATTACAGACAAGCAATCACAGCAGCAGCATCTGGGTGTATAGCCGCTCTTGAAGTTGAAAGATGGCTTAATTAAAATTCATAAATAAACATGTTTTGTATAATACAATATATTGGAAATAATATGATATATTTTTATAATTTTAAGATAAAAAATGACACCAAACTAATATATATTTATTACTCTTATAGTTTAACAAGGTAATTTGGACTTCAAAAAACCTTTTAACTGTTAATAAGATAAGAATAATGACAACCAAGTATCAGCAATTTGTAAAGGACAATCAAAAGAGAATTAAGGAAGAGTTTCCCGAACTTTCTAATACAGAGAGATTTGTTAAACTTGCTGACGAATGGAAAAAGCACAAGGCTACTCTTGAAGAGCCAGTAAGGACTGCCAATGCTGCTAATGCTGCTAATGCTGCCAATGCTGCTAATGCTGCTAATGCTGCCAATGCTGCCAATACTGCCAATGCTGCTAATGCTGCTAATGCTGCCAATGCTGCTAATAGTAAATATGCTACCGAATTCTATATTGCCCGCCTGGTATTAACACACGCTATGCTTCATATTTAGATTATTTAAAAAAATAAAAAGGTAATTATATATTTTTTATACATTTTCGCCAGCACCGAATATTTTAGTATCGGCACCAGTCGCCGTCGTTGTAGTTAAATCGTTTTTTGGTGGGGCAGTTGATATATTAACGAGGGATGCTCCTTGTGCTACTGGTTGGGCTTCTTGTGGTAATTGAGCCATTTGCGCCCCTTTTCTGCTTCCACTGAGTCTTTTGGTTACATTAGTGTTGCCTATTATGCCATTTAATTGTATGGGTATATGTCTATCGGCATCTGAGAAACATTTGGCAACTTCTATTTTATATTTTACGGGTATTTCTTCAAATGAGCAATCTTGTATTAAATTATCATATTTTAGTGATAAGATATTATAGGTTTCTTTGGTTACAACTCCATCACATGCTTCTATTTCTTGGGATAGAAGCATAAATTGTTGGGATAATTTTTTAAATATTTCAAACTTTTCGCTTGCCTTTATGCTATTAGTAAGAGACATTATAAGGACGCTTACAGCATTTACAATAATATTCGGGATTTTGATAGCATTAGCGTCCTCGCTGATACTGTTTATAATACACATAGTTGAACTAGTCAATACAAGAGGTATATTAAAACAAAACTTTACAAAACTCCAATGAGAGGATGCCTTCGTACATAATAGGGTCATAGACTCGCATTTATCCAACAATTTATCAATATTGTGCATTATTTTTTCGGTTATTCTTAGTTTATCTAATAATATGACATTTTTTTATTTGAATTATTATATTAGATAAGCGTATGAATATAGAAGTTAAAACGAACGACTGGGTTCTTCCAAATAGAGTTGGTTATAGCAAAAAAATATATGATATATTTCATCCTTCAAAATATCACAAAAAAGCCGCCACAAAAGCCTCGTGTGAATGTACGAAAGATTCATGTGAATTAGATGTATCCAAAGTGTCTCTTTTTCCGCAGCAAAGGATTGTTAAGGATTATATGCAATTTGACAGTCCTTACAGAGGCATATTGTTATATCACGGATTAGGCTCTGGTAAATCTGCTGCATCAATAGCAGCTTCCGAAGGATATATTAATCGTAAAAATGTTATTATTATGACACCCGCATCATTGTCGCAAAATTATGAGAACGAATTGATGAAGATATCTACTGTTGGTTTGAATCTAAAAAAATCATGGACTTGCTTAAAAGTTATTAAAACAAATGTCAAGATGATGGAACAGCTCAAATCATATGGCATAGATAAGCAAATGGTTAAAAAAGAAGGTACTGTATGGGTCCCTTTATATAAGAAGGATATAGATGATGCTGAGATAGTTATAGATAATATTAAATATACTGATATGGCTTCAAATTACAAAGAGGATATCAAAAAGATTATAACGCATATAATAAGGAACCGATATAAGTTTATAAATTATAATGGCATTACTATGAAAATGATAAAAGAAATGGGTGACAAATCATTTGACAATTCCTTTATAATAGTTGACGAGGTGCACAATTTTATAAGCAGAATAGCAAATGGTTCCAAAATAGCTATGAAAATATACAATAATATTGTTAGCGCCAAAGATGTTAAAATGGTCTTATTGTCGGGGACGCCGATAATTAATCATCCTTATGAAATATCATTTTTAATCAATTTATTAAGAGGCCCTATGAAGACTTATAAAATCCCTATAATAGATGGCATAGCAGATAAGAATGAAATAATAAATAAGTTGTCAACTTCGCAATTATACGACTATGTTGATGAACTATATTATGACAATAAGAACCTTAATATTATATTGTTGCCTATAAATTATGTTCGCAAAGATGATATATCATCGTCAATAGTAAAGAAGGAATGGGATAGGGATGAAGATACAATTATAAAAGAGATAATAAAAGCTATTAACAACGAAGGGAACTCTGTCGGCAAAGGAGTCCAAAAAAAGCAAGATAAGGTAGCTAAGAAGACAGTAAAGCTAAACTCTAAAAATAAAATAGATGTAAATAAGCCTTATTTAATAGTAACAAATGGAACGACGGGTTCATTAAAAACTAAGATGGCTGACGAAATTATTAAGTATTTGAAGTTGAGTCCGACGAATACGAAGATAATTATAGATGATTTGGTGATAAAGAATAAAGAATATAAGAAACGTGTATTAGATATAATTAAGAAGGTTGCAAAGGAATGTAATAATAATAAGGTATGTATATCTGAAAAATATGATAATCCTAGCGATAAAATGTATGAAGATTTTGGCAAGGCCTATTATGATGTAAGAAAGGGCGAGAGTGGCATTAGTTGTACTGATAGTTTTAAGAACTCTTGTGATAAATTGAATGATTTGAACTTAGAGAATGCATTGAAAGAAAGCAGAAATATTGTATTTGAATCGCAAGGCCTTTCTGTTCCATCATGGCTATTGTCCATACCTTATTTAACCGAAAAATACAATGTAATATTTGGATATTCTCTTGCTCCTATTAAAAATATTGTTGAAGTTATTAAAAAGCGAGCAAAAGCGAGAATAGACAAATATCTCAAAAATCCTAATGAAGATGCACCAAGATTACCGACAGTTGATAGAAAAATAATAGGAAATAACATTAAAAAAATTATGGCAACATTAAAGGAATTACGTAAAAATTGTATAAATGATGTTGAATATTTGAAATGTGGTAATAAAAAAATAGATAAGCTCCTAGTATATGAGAATACCGCCGATTTTAAGCTAAATATAGTATATGACAATGATAGCAATCATGATATAGCAGATGCTGAGTTTGAAGGCCTAATCTATGATATTGTTAAAATGGATGCAAAAGGTAATTTTGATGATTCTGGTATATCTTTGAGTACTAAATATGACACTGAACATAATTACGCTTTACCCAGTAAAAAGGAGGATTTTTCCAAGTTTTTCATAAATGACGAGGACGCTGAAAATATCAAGGTAATTAACGAGGATTTATTTAAAAGACGTGTATTAGGTATTTTGAGTTATTATAAGACATCGGGTTCGGAACTATTTCCATCATTATTACCCGAGACTATTAGAAATATGTATATGACTGACCATCAAATCAAAAAATATGTAGATGTTCGCATTAAAGAAATAGCTATGGACGACCGCAAGAAGAAGTTTGGAAACAAAGGAGCTACTGAAATTAGCTCTGTATATCGCGCATTCAGTAGATTAGTATGTAATTTCGCTTTCCCCGAAGAAATACCACGCGAATTTCCTCAGGATATAAGGACATTGAAAAAGAAAGAGATGGCTATGAATGAAGAAGATGGCGCAAATAGCAAGGAAAGTAATGACAGCAAAGATGCAGAAAATGATAAAAAGAAGTTTAATAAAGACATAGATGCAGAATACAATAAAAAATTAACGAAGGCGCTGAATGATTTAAAGAAGGGCGATTATTTGGAAAAGAAGAACTTACGCGAATATTATAGTCCGAAGTTTGCGCAAATGTTGGAAGATGTAAATACATCGCCAGGAAGTGTTCTTGTGTATTCGCAGTTTCGCGTCGTTGAGGGTTTAGGGATATTCAAAGAGGTTTTAAATAAGCATGGATATGTTGAGATTAATGTTATAAAGAATGATGAATACGGATATATATTAGAAGACCCTGATGTATTTGATGAAAAATATGACGATAAAAGATATGTCATGTTCAACTCCGACAGAGAAAAGACAAATATATTAATGAATCTATTTAACGGGGATTTTGCAAATCTCCCTGATACTATTAGGAGTAGCTTGCCAAATAAGGGAGAAGGCTTGGAACAAAGATATGGAAAGATTGTCAAGGTTATGATGATTACACAATCAGGCGCAGAAGGTATATCATTGAAGAATGTAAGACGTGTATTAATAACAGAATATTTCTGGAACTCTGTGAGAATAGACCAAGTAATAGGAAGAGCTGTTCGTACTTGCAGTCATATGGGATTGCCGGTGGAAGATAGAAATGTTGGGGTTTATAAATATATTATGAAGTTTACAAGGGACCAACTAATAACTAACCCGACACTCAAAATAAAGGATGCTGAACTATCAACAGATGAGCATATATATGACAAGGCTAATAAAAAGGAGGAATTAATTAAGAACTTCTTGGATATGTTAAAATCCTCTTCGATAGATTGCGTGATACACGCTGATGTTAATAAGCCTTTGAAGAATGGCTATAAATGCTATAACTGGCCAATAAATATGAATGATGATAAATTGGCATTTACACAGAATATATTGAATGATAGCAAAATAACTCAATACAAAAACTATGAAAGGGTAAAAACAGATAGAGGTAAGGTTGTATCAAAAGATGGTGTCAAATATGTGCTATTAAATGATAAATTGTATGATTACAATAGCTATAAAAATGCGGGAGTATTATTGAGCCTAAATTACTAAAATATATAAATAATAAATTATAGTAAATAAGAAGCATATACTTATTTTTAATAATAAATATAAATGAACAATATAATATTTAGATGTATTCGCGATATTAATATTGAAAATGACATTGAATCTGATATTGAAAATATTAATATAGTAAATGAAGTCAATGAAGTCAATGAAGTCAATGAAGTCAATGAAGTCAATGAAGTCATACCTTTAAATACTGCTGATATATCTTATAATGCTGGTTTACACATTGAAGAAGCCATTGAAACTACGAGGGATATAGTAGATATGGAAAGTATTTCTACAAGAACAGGGAGATGTATATGTAGATATAATAATTTTAATTTATGCAATCGTTATATAGTTAATAATTTATTATATTGTAGGTATCATAAGAATACCAAGATTGGCTATATACACAAGATATTTTATGATGTATTTAATGACAAAAAGGAGATAAATATACGTGATTTATATATGTTATATAAACATATTAATAATTTTGAATATATTAAGGAGTTATATATAGATTTATTGAAAAACATACCATTCAAGATATTATTAAATATAGCTGAAAAGAATTATATAATATCAAATGACCGTAAATATAGCAAAAACGAGATTTATTCGCAGTTCTATAATATTAATAAAAATACTCACGATCTTGAAAGCAATCATTTAAATATGAAGGGATTTTGCAAAATACAGCATAGGATAAAAGATAGATTGATAGATAGAATAAAGAACAGAATTAGAGATAAGTTACAAGATAATATATTTAAATTAGAGGATTATGAGTCTGGTGTTGCCCGCGGAGATTATATGAATAGTGAAGAACTTTTTACAGGAGAAAATATATGTGATATACCTCCAAATAGATTATATGTATTATGTAATAAGAGTAATAATTCTGACTGTGATATAAGAAGCGAGAGAAGAGAGAAGTATATATTTGACGCAGTAGAATTGGAGTATTTTGTTAGAAAATGTAGAGAGAATAAACAAGAACCTTATAATCCCTATAATCGCGATAAATTGAATGAAGACTCTTTGAAGAATCTTTATATGTTTATAAAATATAATGGTCTTATAATCAAGAATGACGAATATTTATGGGAAAACAATATGCATGCATTTACAGAATTGTCATTAGAAATAGAAAGTAGAGGGTTTTATAATAGCCCGGAATGGTTCCAGAGATTAAAAGATGCTGATTTTCTAAAAGTAATAAAGTATTTTAAATTATTCTCAGCAAATACACCTGAAAGTAATAAGTATTTTAATGAAATTAGAGCAGATACCTTGATATTTGATTTTTGCAAAGATGCTATAAAGATGTTCAAAGAATGTAATGACGAATATTATATATTATGTTGTAATTTTATTAAGGCAATGGCATTATGCTCAAATAACTTTTATAACAATTTACCTGCGTGGCTATTAGCTAACGGGACAGGAGGCGTTAACGGAGCTATCGGAGCTATCGGAGCAGGAGGCCATATTGGAATTGGTAGTATTATTGATAATATTCGTATAAATACAAATCTTGAAACATTAACAGGGGCAATCAATAGAAATAATGCTTCTGAATTGGCAAATAATTTTTTATTATATTATTATGTAGAATATATTTAAAGTTGTTATACGAATATGAATATAAACACAAATACATATGATATCAAATACACTCCTGATTTTGCATATACACCTATAAACTCTCAATCTCTAATACATACTCAGAATGTAATAGAAGAAAAACAAAAAAATACAATAGACACATATATAAGCAAGTTTAAAACATCATTTTACGGTTTTTTATTATTTATTATTTTATCACTTCCAGTTGCATATAAAATATTGGATATGATTGGAAAAATAATATCACAAAACATAGAAATATATGATTTTGACACAGAAGAACCTTCGCCATTAGGACGAGTAATCATGGGATTAATAGTTTTAATATTATTATTTATATTATAAAACCCCCTATAATACATTACCTTTTACTTTTTCTTAGTAGCAGCAACCTTTTTAACTGCCTTCTTAACTGGTTCAGGCTCGGGTTCAGGTTCCGGTTCTTCTTCCGCTTCATCTTCTTCCTCGTCAGCTTCTTTCACATCTTCTTCTTCTTCTTCCTCCTCTTCCTCATCTTCTTCTTTTGAAATTACTGGCATTGGAACAGAAATAGTAGCAACCGCCTTCTTTTTGTCTTGAACAGATACTTTGGAAATTACCTCAGTATCTACGTCAATATCTTCATCGTCCTCATCATCTTCGTCTACATTTTCTTCATCACTATCTTTTACAAAGGTAATCTTGGAAGTGTTAATTTTTTGGAACTTAGCAGAAACAATCTTCCAGCTGCATCCAAACATTCCAGCAGAGAACCAAAGACCATTCAATTGGATAATGAATTGCGCCTTTCCGCCTTTGAGATTTGCTACATATTCCTTGAAATCTACCTCATTATTATCCATATCATAACAATCAAAGTCAAACTTATCATCTTCTGAATTATAAGGAATCTTAGCCTTGAAAGTAGGAGGATATTTATCTGCATACATACCAGTTTCCTTATCTTTATCGCGACGAACAATAGGACTAAACATATTCTCAATAGCACCCTTATTGCCATCAAAGTTCTTCTTAAACCATGCTACACTATTCTTACTCGCGTCTTCACAGATTTTTTGTTCAAGTTCAATCAACTTATCGTGAAATGCTCGGACTTTCGGATTCTCGTCCATACCCTTAAATGATGCCGTAATATCATACTTACGAGCTTCATCCTTGCGTTTCGGGTCATCCTTGATAAACTGAGTATTATCATTAACACCATAAGGAATTGCTAGAACAGGGGTTTGAATATTGATTTTGGAACCTTGATAATTAAGATAAACAGACTTAGCGCCTGATTTCATAACCTTCATTTCAGAATACTTAATCTTGTCGACATTGAATTGCTTGGGGAGGAGAACGTTCATCGTTGTATATATATATTAATTAATCTTTATATAGACTATCAATTTTTATTATTTTTTGTGTCTTTTTTTAAATTGAAAAAAATTGACAAAAACTTGGTATCAAC